AGGAATTCGACCCCAAGCGGGACTACATCGCCCCGAGCGGATCACCCATCATCACCGGTATCGTGTTCGCTATCGCACGAGAGAAGACGACGATCTTCAACGTGCTGAAGTGGAACTCGCGTGATTCGGCGTATACCTGCGCCACCATTGACATTTCGGAGAATAGCCTTGTCTACTGAGAACGAATACAGCCAATACGACGGCATGACATTGGTGCAGCTTATCGAGGAGATGAGCCGCGTGCAGAAGGCCAAGGAATCTCTGGAGGATAACCTCAAGGGGCTGAACAAGGTGTTCGATTACCTGCGGATCACGAAGGTGCCCGCCAAGATGGAAGAGGATGGCGTGGACCGCATCACGGTGGCCGGCGTTGGGCGCGTGTCGCTCACTGCGGATATGCACGTGTCGGTGAAGGCCGACATGAAAGATAAGTTCTATGAGTGGCTGCGCGACAACGGGCGTGGCGACTTGCTGCAAGAGACAGTCAACGCCTCGACGCTGAAGGCAGCGGTCAAGGGCATGTACAAGAACGGTGAAGAGATTCCCGACGACATGTTGAATGTATCGCCCTTCACCCGTGCCTCGATCACGAAGGCATAACAGAATTCGGCGAGAGCCGGATACCCGGCGCACGACGTGCGTCTTTTTTAACCAACTGGAGCATTTAAATGGCAAAGACGAATCTGGCAGTCAAGGAAGCTGAACAGTTCGAACTGGTAACTAACGAGGCACCGGAGTGGCTCAAGCAGGGCGCGGCACGGGGCGCGGAGAATGTCGGCACTGACGACATGATCATCCCCCGGATCGAGCTCGTGCAGGCGCTGTCCCCGGCACGTAACAAGAAGGACGCGGCCTACATCGAGGGCGCGGAAGAGGGCATGCTCTTCAACAACGTCACGCGCGAACTCTACGGCGAAGCGGTGACGGTGGTGCCGGTGTACTACACCAAGCAGTTCCTGATCTGGAAGGACCGCAAGCAGGGTGGTGGCGGCAGCAACGGCTTCCGTGGCGCGTTCGCGACCCGGGAACTCGCCGAGGCCGAGATCGCTCGACTGGGCGAGGACGGCCTGGAGGCTACCGACACGGCTCAGCACTTCGTGCTCGTCCGCAGCGGCGACGGGTGGACTGAAGCGGTGCTGTCGATGGCCAAGTCCAAGATGAAGGTGAGCAAGCGTTGGAATTCGCTGATTCGGATGTCGAACACGGACTCTTTCGCACGTGCCTATAAGCTCTCCTCGGTCACCGAGACTAACGCCCGCAACGAATCGTACTTCAACTACAACGTGACCCCTCTGGGCTACGTTGCCAAGGAGATCTACGAGCGTGCCGAGAAACTGTACGAGACGATCCGTTCGGGCAACGTCAAGGTCAGCAATGACTACGATTCCGAGCCTGTCGTTGCCGACAGCGAGTATTGATGTGACCCGGGGCCGTGCCGTCTGGTGCGGCCCCTCTACCGGAGACCAAAATGGCTACCAAAAAGAGCGAAGCGGCTGCGCTGCAGGATGATTTTAAAGAAATGCCGAGCACGATGCCCGAGCCGGTCGCACCACCGCCCGTAGTGTATCATCCTCTGTCCGGGGACCAAGAGCGTCGCGTCGCGAAGGTCAAGGCCGATTTCAATGAATTGATCGGGTATATCAAGACCCTGCGCGATTCGGTGCACGACGCCGAGACGCAGCGTATGTATTCCGTCGCCGTCACCAACGCTGAGACCGCCAGTATGTGGGCAGTCAAGGCCATCACGCACCAGGGCTGATGAGAGTCGAGGCCATCTACGGGCCTCCCGGCACGGGCAAGACCACGGAGTTACTGCGTCGAGTGAAGCACACCCGGGACACCGGGGTGCAAGCCGAGCGCATCGCTTTCGTGTCCTTCACCCGTGCTGCGGCGAGCGAGGCGCTGTCGCGTCTTGGGCTCAAGCGGTCGAATAACGTGAGCACGATCCACGCGATGGCGTTCAGGCATCTGGGTCTGAGGCAAATGCAGGTGGTCGATCACGTTAAACTCAAGGAATTCGCGAAGGCGGTGGGAGTGCCGATCATCGGCAAGTCACCAGAAGACGACGAGGAGCGTGCAGATGGGGATTTCTACCTCGACCTACTCAACTACGCACGAAGCACATTCAGCGTACCAGAGGAGGTCTACGACGTCTCGGACCGACCGGGCACGAGATCAGAATTCGGGATGTTCGTTCGGGCGTACGCTGAGTGGAAACGTACATACGGCTATTACGACTTCACCGACATGTTGGAGAGAGCGGCGAAAGGTGGTATCCGTGCGGATGCCGAAGTCGTATTCGTCGACGAGGCTCAAGACTTATCACCTCTTCAGTGGGCTGTTGTCGACAAGATCTGCAAGCGTGCACACGAAGTGCATCTCGCGGGCGACGACGATCAGGCCATCTACACGTGGTCAGGAGCAGATCCTCACGGTATGGCACGATTCACGGACCGGCACAAGGGTCATAGCCACGTTCTGTCGCTCTCGCATCGACTTCCTGTTGCAGTCCACGAAAGATCTCAAGCGCTCATCAATCGAGTCATGCTCCGAGTGGATAAGGAATTCAGTTCCAAAGGACATCTGGGACTGGTCCGCCTACACGGTTCGATCAACTCGGTGGATATCCGCCACGGGCAAGATACGCTACTTCTGGGACGGACGCATTCGGTCCTGCGCGAAGTTGAGCAATTGCTCATCGAAAGGCGTGTTCCATATTCCCGCGAATCCGGTCGCCCCGGTATGTATCAGAACAAGTACGCCGCCGGAGTCCGTGCCTTTAATAAGCTCAAGCGCGGGGGCCACATTACAGACGGAGAGCGTAACGCTATTTACAACATTGCCACTACCGACGCACTTAAACGAATGGACGACGGTGACTACAAGTACCTCATCGACCGCCCCTTCTACGTCTGCCTCAACGTCCCCGCCCGAGCCGTTGACTTTTACGCGGATGCTGACCTTGATGCGGAGCCTACTATACGCCTTTCTACTATCCATGCTTCTAAGGGTCACGAAGCGGATCAAGTGATCCTGCTGACCGACATGACGACGCGTGTGCAGCAGACAGCGGACAAACACCCGGACGACGAGATTCGGGTGTTCTACGTCGGCATGACGCGCAGCAAGAACATTCTCGACATAGTGGAGGGCTATAACGGATTCAAACTGTAGACATTGATGTATTATTCCACCCGTGGTATACTTATACCGTCACTGACATAGAGGACCAAATGAGCAAGCAATACGACAACACCAATTCCGGTATCCTCGCGCGTAACGAGCGCAAGGAGAAGGATACCCACCCCGACTTCACGGGGTCGATCAACGTTGGGGGCACCGAATACTGGCTGTCTGCCTGGGTGAACGAGGGCCGTCCTGGCACGAAGTTCGAGGGCCGCAAGTACTTTTCGATCAAGGTCAATCCGAAGGATCAGGGTGGTGCTTCCCGGCCCGCGCCGCCCAGGGGCGACACGTACGTCGACGAAGACATCCCATTCTGATGACTGCCTTCCCGCGCATTGACCGCGTGCCTTACGTGGTCATCGACACGGAGACCACCGGGCTGTCGTGGTGGAAGGACCGAGTATTCGGGATTTCCATCGCTCTGCCCGGGGGCGACTCCCTGTACTGGGACATCCGCACCGACCCGCAGGTCATCCAGTGGCTCAACGATCTGGCTAAGGACGACCGCGTGGGCGTGTGGGTGGGGCACAACCTCAAATTCGACTACCACTTCCTGCGCGAGGCCGGATTCGAGATGCCGCGCGACAAGATCGACTGCACGATGGTGCGGGGCGCTCTGATCAACGAGCACGAGCCGTCCTACTCGCTCGATTTCCTGGCCCGCAAGTATGCTAAGCAGCAGAAGGACGAGGAGATCTACGAGGAGATGGCGAAGCTCTTTGGCGGTCGGCCTACCCGGTCGGCCCAGATGCCGAACATCTCGCGTGCCCCGGTGCACGTCGTCGCGAAATACGCCAAGCAGGACGTGATCGCCACTCAGGCGCTGTACGAATGGCAGCAGGGCGAGATCGAGCGGCAGGGTCTGCACAAGGTGCACGGTTTCGAGCGTCGGCTCATGCCGGTGATCATCGACATGGAGACCGAGGGCGTGGAGGTCGATGTGGAACTGGCCGAGAAGGCCGTTCGTGGCCTCACGGAGCGCATCGACACGATGCAGGGCGATCTCAATACCCTCGCGGGCTTCGAGGTCAACCCGAACCCCTCCGGATCGATCACGGACCTATTCAAGCCGACACTGGGCGACGATAACGAGTGGTATCTGGTTGACGGCACCAAGGCCGACAAGACCGAGGGCGGCAAGGCGTCCATCAACGCTGAGTGTCTGCGTCGCATGAAGCATCCCGCTGCCAAGATGATCTTGGACCTGCGCAAGATGCTCAAGACGCGTGACACGTTCCTGTCCGGCCACATCCTGGGGCATCAGCATGACGGAATCATCCACTGTAATTACAATCAGACGAAGAATGATAGCGAGGCTGGCACGGGTACCGGGCGCTTATCTATTACAAATCCCGCTCTTCAGCAGATACCATCTCGAGACGTGGCAATCAAGTCCCTGGTTAGGCCCATTTTCAAGGCTGATCTGGGAGCGAAGTGGTTGGGCATGGATTGGTCCCAGTTTGAATTCCGAGTGGCTAATCATTACGGTCAGGTGCCCGCGATTCTGAAGGCGTACCACGACAATCCGAATCTCGATTTCCACCAACTGGTGAGCGATATGACCGGGATTCCGCGAAATGCGCAGTACGCGGGCGGGCCGTCTTCCAAGGCGATCAATCTCGGGCTCGCGTTCAACATGGGGTCGGGGCGACTGGCGCAGGAGTGCGGGCTACCATACACCGAAGAGGAGGGGCCGAATGGCAACGTCTACCTCAAGGCGGGGCCAGAGGCGATGGCGCTGTTCGAGAAGTACCACGCCGCCAATCCCGGAATGCGCAACACCGCGCAGAAGGCGAGCAGTATCGCCAAGGAGCGTGGCTACGTGCATTCGGCGATGGGACGGCACATCCGATTCCCAGGTGGGCAGTTTGTGCACAAGGCGTCGGGCTTGATCTATCAGGCCACGTCTGCTGACTGCATGAAGCAGAAGCTCATCGAACTGGATGCGTATTTGAAGGAACATCAGTGCGGGCGGCTGCTGCTGACCGTGCACGACGAGGTGGGTATCTCCCTGGACAACGACTCGGTGCATCACGCGGAGGAAATCGCGCGGATCTACACGACGTTCGATGGCCGCGAGTGCCCGATAGCATTGCGGGTTCCGATCACGTGTGATTGGGGCCTTGGTGATAACTGGTTAGAGGCGAAGGGTTAATATGGACAAATTAGACGTGGTGGTGGATCTGCAATACGGTAGCACCGGCAAGGGATTGATCGTCGGCTATCTGGCCGAAAATGGCCCGTACGACACCGTGGTCACAGCGTGGGCACCAAATGCGGGGCACACCTACATCGACAAGAAGGGGCGCAAATTCGTGCACACGCATCTGGCCAACGGCATCGTAGGCCCCGCAGTGCGCAAGGTCATGCTCGGCCCGGGCTCGCTGATCAACCCGCTGAGCCTGATGGCTGAGATCTGGGAATGCGAGGACGTGGTCAAGAGCAAGGGCATCCGCATCATGATCCACCCGCACGCGGCGGTCGTGACTCAGCGGCATATCGACGAGGAAGCTGGCCCGATGACCAAGATCGGCTCGACCAAGAAGGGTGTGGGTGCTGCCATGATTCAGCGCATCCGGCGCGACCCGGACGACACGAATATCGCCGCGAACTGCGCAGCGCTGAAGGAATGGGTAGTGACCGTGGACGAGTACCGCCGGGAATTGAAGGATTCCGAGTACGTCCTGGTGGAGGGTGCCCAGGGCTACGGGCTGTCGATGTATCATGGGTTCTACCCGTACACCACCTCGCGTGACGTGTCGCTCTGGCAGATCCTCGCAGACTCCGGCATTCAGGCAGCGGACGTGCTCGACAAGTACAAGATGACCAAGGTCCGCGCCATCGGCACCTGCCGCACCTTCCCGATCCGCGTGGCGAACCGATTCGATGAGAATGGCACCCAGGTGGGCTACTCCGGCCCGTGCTACGACGACCAGTGCGAGATCACATTCGAGGACATTGGACAAAAGACCGAACTCACGACGGTGACCAAGCTGCCCCGCCGGATCTTCACGTTCAGCGGCAAGCAGATCAAGGAAGCGATCGACCACAACGCCGTGTACGAGGTGTTCCTGAACTTCGTGAATTACGTGCGCACCGAGACCGAACTCATCGACATCGTGCAGCGCATCGAGCGCAAGGACACCCAGGTGCGTTGGATCGGCACCGGCCCCGCTCACAAGGACGTGCACGAGATTAATGGGGATCGCGCCCAGCGTATGCAAAAGATCGTATCTGTCTGGAAGGAATGTAAAAATGCTGCTGCCTGAATCCGAACTGCACACCGACGAGATGAACGACCTGCCGTGGTCGCTCCATCCGGAGAATAACGCCATGATACTCGATGCGAAAGGCTCGCCCGTCGCGTCGTTCGAGGTGCGCAACCCGTACCGTGGCGTGATGGGCAACTGCGACAAGAACGCCGACCTCGCGGTGCGGGCGGTGAACGCCTACAAGAAGCGCGGTGGTGCCGACATCCGGCAACTGCAGGAGCGGATCACCAAGTGGGCCGACGCGAAGTTCCCGAATCGCACGACCGCCGACATTCTGCTCAAGCTTTACGAGGAACTTGGCGAGTACGCGCGTGACCCGAAATCCTCGCTCGAACTGGGCGACGTGTTCATCCTGCTGCTCGACGTGGCGCACCGCAACGGCATCGACATCCACCGGGCGGTCGAGGAGAAGATGGAGATCAACGAGTCCCGCCAGTGGCGGGTGGACGAGAACACTCGAATCATGAGGCACGTATGAAAGATACTGCATTCAGCCACTGGTACGACACCATGTTCGGCAACGTCCTGGGCGCGGAGGACGACGAGAATCGTAACGCGGTGCGAAAGATCTGGAATGGCGTGATTGAGCACGTCGCGCAGTCGGTGGAATTCAACAATTTCGAGCCGATCAGCGCGGAGGAGATCGCCGCCCGTATTCGTATGATGAAGGAGCGTGCATAATGGCACTCACGATCGCCGAGCAGATGCGGGCAAGCCACGTCACGCGGTGGCACATTGTGGCCACCTCGCGCAAGCAGTCGCTCGCTGAACACTTGTTCAACGTGTGCATTCTGTCGGTCGATTTGGCCGGTCGTGTCTACTGGCCCGGGATTCTGCACGATTCGGAAAAGATGAAGCTCATGGATTACGCGCTCAGGCACGACCTGATCGAGGTCCGCACCGGCGACATCCCCACACCGTTCAAGAAGGTGCTCAAGGCGCTGATCGGCGCTGACGTCATGCACAGGGCCGAATCCGAGGTCGACAACGACCAATCAGGATTCTGCCGTTTGTACGCGGGCACCGACATCGAGCGCATCGTGAAGATGGCCGACATGATCGACGCGATCCAGTTCTGCACCGACACCGGTGTGGGGCTGCACGCAAAAGGCGTAATCGACGGTCTGCGCCAGGATTTCGACGCGATGGTGAACCAGTACGAGAAAGAGTGCCCGCATTTGCGCATCCGCGAGGGGTGCCGGTCGATCTGTCGTGATCTCGGTGTCTGGGGAGGGATGCTATGAAGTGTGTACAATGCGGCGGTAGTACCAAGGTGATGACCACCTACAACAACGAGAATGGCAGCATCCGAAGGCGTCGCCGGTGCCTGGAGTGTGACTATCGGTTCACCACCCGGGAGAAAGCCGACCCTCCCGAGGAACAACTGTATCCGTACGGGATTCGGGTTGACGGGTTACCCCACCCGTGTTATAATCGGGATTCCGAGGAACTTATAGAGGACTGACTTGACCCCGATTTTCTACACCCCCGCCCAGACCGCTGACCACGACTTCATCTCGGTCAGCAAGATCCCCGAGTTCGTGCGACAGGCCGACCGCAAGACCAACAGCGATATCGAGCCGCTGACCCCGACCGATCTGGCCCGGGCGCACGACCCCGATTTCGTGGACGACGTGCTTACGTGCCGAGTCGCGAACGGATTCGGAAACAGGAATCCGGCGCTCACCGACACAACCCGCTACACGACCGGGAACATCGTCCGGGCGACCGAGTGGGTGATTCAGGAGGGCATGCTCGTGGCGTGCTCGGCCACACAGGGATTCCACCACGCACACTACGCTAGTTGCTACGGGTACTGCACGTTCAACGGCCTGATCCTGGCCGCGCGGCGTGCTGTCGATCTCCTGGGCTTGAGGGTGCTGATCATCGACGGCGACGGCCATGAGGGTGACGGCACCGACGACATCATCGACAAGACGGGTCTCTACCACGACGTAATCAACATCGACCGTCGACAACTGGCGCATGGTGTTCGCCCGACTTGGAACGCCCGGATGTGGATGCATTACTTCACCCATTTGATCAATCTGCACGAGCCGGGTATAATACTATACCAAGCGGGGGCCGATGCCTGGGAAGAAGATCCGTACGGCGCGGGGTACCTGAGCAAAGAGGGGATGCGTGATCGCGATAGCGGGTTGTTCCAAGCCGCTGCAAATGCTGTGATCCCCGTGGTGTGGAACCTAGCCGGTGGGTACACCGATCCGATGCAGGGCACGATCGACATCCATCTGCAAACGCTCCAAGTGAGCGACGAGGTGTACTATGGCCGGTAATGCCCCGATGTCCTTCGTGGACCTGATGCGCGGCGTGAGCAAGGTGCACAAGGGTCTCGCCGAGAGCGTGCCCGGTGCCAAACGCATTCCGCAGGAGATGTCCTCCAAGGTCGAGAAGATGATGCCGACGGAGGTGCTCGAGGAGTACAACCGGCGAAAGATGTTCGGCCAGACCTCCACCGGCGAGCCCTACCGTGGCGTGATCCGCGAGTCGATCGGGGAGGCACCGGGTACCGGCGGGCGTCTGCCGAAGAGAGGGCATCTTCTCGTGGTGCCGGAGTCCAAGGCTAGCCGCTACGCGCAGGGGCTCGAGCCCATGGCGGGCGTCAGCGACATGCGATTCAAGCGCTACCAGAACATGGGAGCCGAGCCGCCGCTGACCGCCTATACCTTGGGCGATGTCGACCAGATGAAGATGGCCGGTCAGCCGAAGGCCGACATCTTTGACATTAACGCACTCGACATCGGACGTGGCATGGGGCCGATGCAGTACCGTGCGATGTACGACATGATCAACGCGGGCGGCGACGTGAATCAGGCGTCGTTCCTGACCGACATCAACGTGCTGCGGCGTCTGGGCAACGTGGCACCGCTGTATCTGGACGACCCCGCCCGCGTGGCCCATCGCGGTATCATGCCGATCAGCGAGTCGCCAAAGCCCGCCGGGTCTTACAGTCAGCAATTGTTCTCACAGCCGATCTCCTCGAAAGGTGGGGAGCAGTACGCTCTGCAGAAACTGTTCGAGGACTACGACGATTTGGTCGATGAGGCGATGACCATGCAACCCCGCGACCTGCGTGGCATGAGCCCCGACGTCATGGCCGGGTTGCTTTACTCACGCGAGGCGCAGTTGAACAAGGCGTACGGTCCGGAGTCGCAAGGCGGTATGATGGCGCTGCCTCAGCACCTGGGGAACAAGGACGTATTGTTCCGTCTGACGGAGCCCTACCGTTCTGCGGCTGCACGAGTTAACGAGACTGGCGTGCGTGCCGGCATCGGACCCCACACACTCGGGCGTGCTCGCACCACCGAAGAGGCGATCTACCGGATGTTGCGTCAGGGTTCGGACCCGGACGACATCGCGAACGACCTGCTGCGCGAGATGCGCGGAGAGACCGGCGGCATGAAGGGACGCTATGCAAAAGGGGGACTCGCAAGTGCACTCCAAGGTTGACATCACCACAATCGTGGACGAGCGGGGCTCGCAGTACGGCGATTTCGCCGAGCAGGGGCAGATCGCTCAGGCGCTGAAGGACTACATGCGCGAGCACATCGGGTGGGACCGGCTGAGTGCCCATCAGCGCGAGGCGCTCGACATGATCATGCACAAGGTCTCCCGCATTCTGAACGGGAACCCGAACCACAAAGACTCCTGGGTCGACATCGAGGGTTACGCCCATATCGTGGCGATCAGGATACCGGGGGATTGACAAGGGTATAGCACCGGTGTTATACTTCAGGTACTGGATCTTCCCAGTGAAACACATAGAGGACACGCCAAATGGCACAAGTTGCAAGCATCATCACCGAGTCCATGGTCGACGAGTTGGCGCAAGTGCGCGACCAGTTGAAGGCACTGGAGGCCCGCGAGAAGTTCCTCAAGGAGCAATTCCGCAACGAGGGCGCGGGCACCTATCGTGGCCGTCACTACCAGATCGAGATCGTGTTCACGACGCAGAAGAACACGGACATGGACGCGGTGCGGGCAGAATTGGGGGCCGCATGGATCGCGTCACACTACAAGACCATCGAGAAGATGAACATTCGCCAGATGGAACTCGTATGAAAGAGATCTACACCACCAAGACGGGGGTGAAGATTGGCCTCGCCTACGAGCGCCCCTTGCGATTTACCGTTGGTCAAGACATGGAGCGCCTACAGACGGCGCTTCTCAGCCAGAGGAGAAAGATTATGCCGAACATGAGTACTCAGCACCTAGTCGACATCTTGTGTTGGATTCTGGCGGTCGTTGCCCTGGTCGGCATGTTCGCCATAGGCAGTCACGTCTTCGCGTGATATGATCGGAATGCCGGGTTCATCTCCGCCCGGTGCAGAAGCCATTAACAGGAGCCCTCCGGGGCTCCTCTTTTTACATAGAGGACCAAAATGAGCCGAATCGTGTGGACCAAAGCCGAGAAAGCGCTGATCTCGGACGAACTCGAGCGTATTTTCGCATCGATGCCCTGGAAGACCAATCTCGATGCCCTGCGAGAGGCGCAGCGAGTCCTGCCCGCAGCGAGGCATATAGTAGTAAACCACGGCAGGGCGTGGAGCCACAAGGAGAGGATCCGTCTGGCGCGCGCTGCTGCGGGGCAGGTGCTCAAGAAGCGAGCCGAGGCCGAGAAGACCCGCAAGGAGGCGTTCGAGGTGGCCGTCGCTACTGGGATAGCCCGACCCGTGCAGGAGCCCAAGGAAGGTACCACGGCGAGGCTCGCTCGGGTATTCGACGAGATCCTGGACATCCTGGCCGACAAGGTGGCGCAGCGGCTGCAGCAACCGGGGGTCTCGATCAGCACGAAGGCCATGCCGCTGCCCGAGCGGGTCAAGCACAACCCCGAGCCGCCCAGTGCACCCCGCGTGGCCAAGACCGGCGTGCTCGTGATCGGGCTCCTGGGCGATCGGGTCGAGGCGTTGCCTATCTACAACACCCTGGACATCACGTTCCTACCGACCGAACAAGCGCTGTCGAAAGACTACGTGAAGCGTGCCTACACGATCCTGATGACGAAATTCATCAATCACGCGGTGCAGGACAAATACCGAAAGGCCAACAACCTGCACTACTGCAACGGCGGCACGAGCGACCTAGCGAGAATCCTGATCTCGATCGCCGTCAAGGAGGATATGGATCTTGCAAGGGTATAGCACCCGTGTTATAATGGGTTTCCATCAACTGATAGAGGACAGCAAAATGGTCAAGACTACTGAATTCCGATTCGCTTCCGGTGCCGAGGCCGTCGCCCATTTCTACAAGCAGGGCTTTGAGACCATCGAGTGGGTCAAGACTGAGGACGGGTCGCCCGACGTGCGCGTCATGGACGACGGCATCAACATCGTGCAGATCCGTCGCGCCGAAATGCTCGATTGGGTGGCCACGCTGATCGAAGTGGAGGGCATCTGACATGGTGGCGCACGCTCTGCGCCTGGGGCGCTACACCGAGATCGCCGGATCGGTGCGTGGGAAGTTCAAGACATACACCGACGGGCAGTTGTCGTTCGCCTACAACGACATCGTGCAGACCATCTCGATCATGGGCGACTCGATCGACCCTGAGTATGCCACTAAGCTCGACGCCGAGATGGACGAAATCCTGACTGAGATGAGCAAGCGTATGAAAGGAGCCAAGAAATGACACGCGACGAATTCCTGCGACTGTTGGCCGAGTGGATCGAGCGCGAGGCCGCGCAGCACCCCGATTCTGATGACGCCGAGCCCTTGCGTGCAGCGGGCGACCGCCTTGTAGACGAAGCCCTGGAGTACGTGCCATGAACATCCCCGAGCGCACCCTTGACCTGATCGACGAACTCGCCAATCACGGATTTCAGCCCCGGTCGTATTCGGGGCGTTTCATGAACGGCAAGAAATGCGTGGCGTGCGTGATGCCGTGGAACAGCGGCTACACACTGGACGACTTTCCGCAGGAGGGCCAGATCTGGGACAATCTCGGTCTGGACACGATCATCTACTGGCCCGGGCACGAGTGGACGCCCGCCGTCGAGAAATACGTCGAGACGGTCTTTGACCCTTCCGGTGATGGGGTCAACGAGTAAATAATTGACAATACTATAGCACCGGTGTTATACTTCAGGTACTGGATCGCGAAACGACCAGTAATCATCAACCCGACATAGAGGACAGACATCATGACCAAGATCGCCATCATCAAGAGCACCAACGAGCAAGTGACCGTTCTGTCGGTCACCGGTGGTTGGACCACGGTTCGCGACCAAGCCGGCACCGAGAAGAAGGTGCGCAATGGCGCACTGACTGAGCCGGTCGAAATCACCGCCCCGACCACCGCGAAGCTCGTGAAGGCAAAGGCCGAGAAAGTGGCAAAGGAGCCCAAGGCACCCCGCGCCAAGAAGCCCCTGAATGAGCGTCTGAATGGCGTGGTCGAGTCCCTGTACCTGCAGTTCTACCAGGGCTACACCACCACCCGCAAGGACGGCACGAAGGTCCGCTCGATGGACAAGGGCGACAGCGTGGCCCAGTCGCTGCGCGGTCTGTCGATGGACGAGGTGTACAAGCACGCCGCCAAGATCACGCACATCGGCGTGGCCGACCTGACCTCGCGATTCGCGCACCTGAACCCCGGCATGCAGCGCATGAACCTGGGCAACATGATCCGCAAGTCCATGAAGGAGCAGGCAAATGTCTGATATCTACTCGATCACCTTCTGGCTTCGTAACTTCGGCTACTCCACCTACCAAGTTACGAACGCTGATGACGCCCTGCACGCGATGAACGTTCTGGTCGACATGTTCGAGAACAAGGAGCGCGTGCACATCAAAGACTTCAAGATTCGCGAAGTCAAGATCGTGCACAAGATCGACACCGACTGGCCGTGGATCGACGCCGCGCAGGAGCAAGCAAATGCCTAAGGCACGCATCAAGATCACGACCGGCGAATTCGAGGGGCTGATGCTCCTCGAAGGACGGCATATTCGGTTCACCACCAAAGTGCACCAGTTCGGGACCGACGCGGAGTTCAGCAAGCTCCTGCCCGAGGACCCGGAAGTCGACGTGTGGAAGGCGTTCAAGGCGCTTGATACCTGGATCGACGAGAACATGAGAGGCTGACATGAAGTGGCTCGGTGACTTGTTCGCCCTGGCCTGGGCGGTGTCTGTGGTGCTTGTGGTCTTCCTCGGGCCATTCGTCGCGTTGGCAATACTGATCAGTTACTTGTGGGGGATGCTATGAGCCTACGAGAAGCAGCGCAGCAGGCGCTTGAGGCGTTGGAAGACATCGCCGACGAGTTGATTTCCCCATACAACGATCCCATTGGCAAAGCAATCCTCGAACTCCGCACCGCGCTCACAGTGCCAGGAAACGACTACGAACGGGGCTTTGTGGACGGTATGTCCCATCAGGCCAAGTCCAGTGTGGATAGGGCTGTAAATGCGATGGCAAGGGGGCAGGAATGACCCGCGACGACATCATCCGCATGGCAGAGGAGTGCGGCATACCTGAGTTTGAGAACAACGAGTCTCAGGCAGACAACATCCTGCGCTTTGCCGCCCTTGTTGCCGCTGCCGAGCGAGAGAAGGTAGCCAGGTGGATGATGGGGCGTGGTTACGCCACGGGCCACGGCGACACCATAGAAGACCTGCTGCAAGAACTTGATTGGCAGATTGCTGAAAACTGGAATAGGGCGCTGATCAATGGAATCACGACCGAGCGTGAGGCGTGTGCAAAGGTGTGCGAAACGTACGATCACGCTGACCCGCTTGGCGTATCTACTGAGTGCGCCGCAGCCATCAGAGCAAGGGGGCAGGAATGAACTGGCCCTTCCCTCCCCCTGGTGGCCCGAAGCCACCCGACCCGCGCGAAATGCGCCAGTGGGAGCGACGTCAAAGGCAGAACGACCGACAGGAGCGGCAGCGCGAACGTGACCGGATGCCCCCGGCACCCTTCTGACGCGAAATACTTGTGCAGTATATGGCACGGGTGTTATAATGTGTTCATCATCAACCGACCGATAGAGGACACGAAATGACGCAAGATTACTCGCTCACCCTGCAAGACAGCACTGGTCGCACCACGACCCTGCATATCGATGGCGCATCGATCGACGAGGCGATCGCTTCCGGCGTCGAAGCCTGGGAGGCTAAGGAAAACGCCGAGTCTAATGCCTTCGGCAACGCCATCTCGAATGGCGTGATCGGCGATGACGCTTGGCTCGTCGCTCACGAATAATCCACCCACCACATAGAGGACACACATCATGGCACAGCCCCGACTGATCACCCTGGAATCCGACAAGACGTACGCCACCCGCGCCAACGCCATCAAGGCCGTCGAGAAGGCCTTCGCGGGCCACGAAGACGGCGACATCCTGCTGTACTTCGTGAACCAGGACGAGAAAGGCCGGTTCTTCCCGGTGTTCATCGGCGAGCGGGCGATCCGCAACATGGTCCATTTCCGCTTCAACGTGGTGGCCTGATCATGGCACACCCGATCCACGCAGTCATGACCGAACATTGCCCCCGGGGCACGGACGACCCGTGCTACGTGCCCTGGTGGGCGAAAGGTGAGTACGCCAGGAAGAACGGCACGAAATACACGACCGAGGAGGGCTCGGCGATCGATGCGGGCCGGGTCAAGACGGAAGGCCACGGGAGGCGTTCGGAGCCCGCGCCGGTATCTAAGTACCGCCCGGAACCCGAGAAGGCCACGGAGACCCCAAGGAAGGCTCAGGAGACCCCTTCGAGGGTGACCAGGACCCTCCCGGTCACGACGGACGACCAAGCCGCCGAGTTAGTAGCCACTTACAGGGATCGGAAGGGGCGCGAGTTCCTGTGCAGGAAATACGGCCTGGACCCAGGGATTCTCGACGCCCCCAACGCCGGTATCCAATCGATGCGTCTGCGCAACGCGCTAAGGAAGGTGATCAGATGACACAGTGGTACGACATGTTCCTGCGGGGTGAGTATCAGGCGACGGTGTTCATGCCGTCCCCGGAGAAACTGGCGGAGTTCACCCGCCGATACAGCGAGTCGTACGCGGAGGAGACCGGGGAGCGAGAGCCATACCCCGAGGAGATCCGGTACGTGCAGCGCTCGTCGTTCAGCGGAGAGTACCTCACGACGCTCGACAGTCAGGGCGGGTATATCAGTAGCTACCCCCCGGTCGAGAGCGTCTCCCGGGGCCACGGAGATACCTTCGCGGCGGACTCGGAAGGCGGGGAAGTATGAGACTGCCCGAGCAGCGGCTGTGGGACTGGCTGCGCGACCGTCTGACCGGCAGGTGGTTCGCCGAGCGGGTCGAGAATCGGGTGATGGCCGGCACGCCGGACGTGTACTTCAGCCACCGCCTGGGGCGGGGGTGGATCGAACTCAAGGTGGTGAACAACTGGCCGCGCACCGAGGCAGCGAAATTCAAGATCCCGCACTGGACGCAGAACCAGAGGAACTGGATGCAACAACACCACGCGCAGGGCGGCAAGTCGTGGCTCGTCGTGGGAATCGAGCACACCGGGGAGTTGCTGATACTGCCCGACACCCTGGCGCTGCGGGTGGTGGACCACTGGACACAGGACGACATCCGACTGCACGCCAGGGGCGAAGGGATGCTGCAAGAGAAGAGAAAGACCGGGCCACAGGCACTGCTTGACGCGCTGCGAGGGTAGTGGTTTAATCGAGTCCGAGGCAGAGTCTATGCTCTGCCCATCCCGTGCGCAACGCCGGGAAGACGGGGCCACCCGTCCGGTGATAACGAGATCTGTTACACCGTTCCATCAAGATGTAACACAGATGTAACACGCTCTCCCAGTCGAGAGAAGGGGGTCGTGTTACATTGTTACATGCATACGCGGGGGAAGAACTTTGGTTCGGAAACCAGAATATGGGGGGTATATGATGGAACGGGTACTACAATGTAACAACCTCACAAAAGCGAAGAAGGACGCGGGCTGTGGAAGGGTGGTCTGTTACATCTGTGTTACATCTCGATGTAACAGCATTAGGGACGACCCTAATATGACATTAGGGAGAACCCTAATATGAATGCTTCCAGACGTCCCGGACCCTTCCACCACCACATAGGCATTCACGATATTCTCTCGTGTACGTGCATGTAAGCAGTTAGCGGACGCTAACATCGGCGATAGTTTAAGCCTATCGGGTGGTGAAGGTCGATAGTTGGCTGAACCGGACTGGTAAGTAAGACCACGGGTGTTGTAGCACGGGTGGGGTTGTGTTGTAATTCGCGCCATGGACCCAGGGTACGTTGAATCTAAGGTAATTGAACTGGACAAACTCGGTGCCGAGACGCTCGCCGAGTTGGAGCGCCGCGCGGGCATCTCTGTCCTGGCCCTCCTGGACGCCATCCGGCGTGATCGGGTGCGCCATGCCGACAGCCCTGCAGCAAACGACTCCTCGTCTTTGTCGTGTAACAATCCGTCGCTCGAGGCAAGGGGCTTCCTCAAGAAAAATGAGGAGACCAAAGCTTACCGGATGCTGATTTTCCTGGCTGAATTTCGTGATGGTCCGTCCGATGCGAAATTCAGCATGCGGCACGCGTACACGAAAGCCGGCATCATTCGGGTGACCCTGAGCGACTGGCGCAACGCGCATCCACTGTTCAATTCGATCGTGGAGTCGATCCAGGAAGAAATGGTCGACACGATGCGTGCCGAGGCGTACCGGCGTGCGGTGGTGGGTCACGACGAGCCTTTGGTGCACCAGGGCGTCAAGACCGGCGAAACGGTGAAGAAATTCAGCGACGGCCTGCTGCAGTTCACGCTGATGGGCTACGACGCCAAGTTCCGTCAGAAAGAGGTCAACATGAACGTGTCGGGGCAACTCGACTCGAACATCAATATCGAGGGTCTCCGTGATCGTCTTGCCCAACGCCTACAGCAGAAGGCAAAAGCCGAAGATTAAGCTCCAGGCGCTCGATCCGCACAACATGAGCGAGTTCGTCGCGGAGTTGTCGGATCGGGAGGCACTGGAGCTTTTCTACGACTGGAAGACGTGGGCGCGGCCCAACCAGTTGGTGCCGGTGGACGACGAGACCTGGACCACGTGGCTGATCCTGGCGGGGCGCGGGTGGGGAAAGACTCGGTGCGGCGCGGAGTTTGTGCGTTACCACGTCGAGAACAAACTCGCCGGTCGTATCGCGCTGATCGCCGAGGACGCGGGCGACGCGCGTGACGTGATGGTCGAGGGCGAGTCGGGCATCCTGGCGATCTCGCACCCGTACATGAAACCCACGTTCGTGCCGTCCAAGCGGCGGCTCGAGTGGCCCAATGGCGCGATTGCCACGATCTATTCGGACAACGACCCCGAGACCCTGCGCGGACCGCAGCATGATTTGGCCTGGGTGGACGAACTGGCGAAATTCCGCAACGCCGAGGACATGTGGTCGAACCTGATGTTCGGCCTGCGCCTGGGGCAGCGCCCACGCGTTTGCGTGACGACCACGCCAAAGCCCGTGCCGATCGTCAAACGTCTGTATCAGGACGAGCGCACCTTCGTGACCACGGGCACGACGCACGAGAACTTCGGTAATCTGGCCCCGACCTTCCGCGACGAAATCATCTCGCAGTACGAAGGCACGCGCATCGGGCGGCAGGAACTGTACGCCGAGATCATCGACCCGGAAGATTACGGCATCATCAAGCGGTCGTGGTTCAAGTTGTGGGACGCGAACAAGGCGTTTCCCGACTTCATGTACGTGTTGCAGTCCTACGACTGCGCGTACACGGACAAGACGATCAACGACCCGACCGCGTGCTCGGTGTGGGGCGTCTTCCGTCCATCCGAGGACGGCCCGATGTGCGTCATGCTCATCGACTGTTGGGAGGACCACCTCGCCTACCCGGACCTGCGCGGTAAGGTCATCGAGGAGTACAAGTCCATCTACGGCGACCCGGGCAAGAAAGTCGACATGGTGCTCGTCGAGGACAAAGCCTCGGGCATCTCGATCATCCAGGACCTGCAGCGTGCAGGGGTGCCGTGCCGCGCGTACAACCCGGGCCGTGCCGACAAGACGCAGCGTCTGCATCTGGTGGCAAACATCATCGCCCACGGGCGCGTGTACATCCCCGAATCCGTCGTGCACCGGGGACAGCCGCGCGACTGGGCCGAGGCTCTAGTGTCGCAGGTCTGCTCGTTCCCTGAGGCCGAGCATGACGACCTGACTGATACAATGAGCCAAGCCCTGCGCCTGTTGCGCGACATGGGTTTCCTCAACATCGACCCGGTGGCACCAGACACTGAATACGTGGACGACGAGTACCGCGAGCGAAAGGCGAACCCTTATGCCCAATGATTCAGCTTTGCGGTCATTCCTGGCCGAACTGTCGCCCGAGGACATCACCACGCTCGTGGGCCGGCTGTCACGCCTGATGCCGCAGGGCGCGGCGGTGTACTCACCCGAACTGAACGCGGGCGAGGCCGAGTTGGTGGCCAAGCGGCGTGCAGAGCGCGACGCGGCCCGGGCACGTGAACTCGAAATCATGGAGCAGATGCTGCCTCAGATGGCGGCACGTCGTCGTGCAGCGGTGCCCGAGGCACAGGCCGACGTGTTTGTGCCGACCCGGCCACGCGTCATGCGTGAAAGTCCGTTCATGTTCACGCAGCCCCAGTCATCCCGCGCCTATGCCGGTGGTGGCCCGGTGCTCGGCGACCAGACCATGCCGGACATGACCGATGCCGGTCGCATACTAACCGACCCGACCCCGTACCAATCGGGTGGACTGGCAAAAGCATTTAAGCACGCGAAAAGCCTGCTCGACGAGCCCCTGTATCATGGCGGCTCGTATAAGAAGGGCGATACGATCACGCAGCCGCTGTACACGACACCGAGCGAGGCGATGGCAAGCTCATTCGCCGACCCGATGCGCATTCCCGGTGCTAAACTGCAGGTGCTTAAGCCGGATGTCAAAAATCCTGCACCCGAGCGTCTTGTGCGTGCTGCAGCCCGGAAGTATGTACCCGCTAACGAACGTTCCGGTTTCACCCCGGCTTCGGTGTTCGATCCGAATCTGCATGACCCGAGAGATATTGATGCGTTGATTCGCGAGTTGAGGCGCAGGGGCTACGACAGCGCAGTGGCCGGCGATGTCGGTATGGGCGGGAATTGGCGAGCCAAAGAGGACGCGCTAGTTGTATTCCCCGGCTCCAAGGCGTATGCTAAGGGCGGCAAGGTCGGCACCAAGACTCTGGACGAAATGCAAGCCGAACTGATGAGCAAGCAGGGCCTCACGCGCCGCTCGCTGTTCGGTCTGCCCACCCAGTCGCAGCAGTACCCGCTGTCCAAGGTCGAGCAGGAAGTGCAGCGCATCGAGCAACAGGCTCGCAAGAAAGGCGAGGCACCGGCGGTCTCCACCACGCGAGTCGATGTGGACCCGGGCACGGGCAGCAAGCGCTCGGTCATGGAATCACTGGTCGAAACGCCTATGTCGCGCCGCGCAGTGCTCAAGACCGCAGGATCGCAAGCCATGCAGAGTATGTTGCCGGTGGGCGACATCGCCAAGGCGTTGGATGTCCCGGCTCCCACTGGTGTGGCAGGCGCATTGTCGCGAGCCACGCAGGCAGCACCGGTCATACCTGTGGTGACCGAGGCCATGATCCCAGGAATGATCGCCGAGGGTCTCAAGATGGGTTACAGTTTCCCTCGCATCATGAGGATGATAGAGTCCGATCTCGGCACCGGCCTTAAGAATGTCGGGGCCGACGACATCGAGCGTGCATACTACAACATGTTCGACCCGTTTAGTGCCACCTCGGGATTTGAGCGCAAAGTCACACCCGGTGAGGCGTGGCAGTCGTTGACTGGTGTAGAGAGAGCTTATGGGTCACCTATGGGTAAAATGCGTCAGTCTATGCGATCGGTCAAGGCGGCAGACCCGGAGTTGTACAATACTTTGAAGACTCTCTCTCGCGACATCGCCGAGTACGGTCCCGAATAAAGAAAGATACATATGGCCACCGAATTCCCGCAGCCGCAGATGGAACCCCAGGCAGGGCCTGAGGATACCGAAGGCATCGTGTTCGACCTGGAGGACGAGTTCGCAGAGGTCGAGGAGCAGCCGGATGGCTCGGCCATCGTGCGGATGGAGGACTTCAAGGGGCCGAACGAGGACCAGGATTTTTACCAAAATCTGGCCGAGGAAATCCCGAGTTACGAACTGTCTGCACTGGCGCTCAAGTACCTTGACCTCATCGAGAAGGACAAGGATGCACGCAAGGAGCGCGACAAGCAGTACGAAGAGGGCCTGAAGCGCACGGGCATGGGCAACGACGCGCCCGGTGGTGCGCAGTTCCAGGGTGCGAGCCGTGTGGTGCACCCCGCCATGGCAGAGGCGTGCATCGATTTCGAGTCGCGTGCCATCAAGGAGCTTTTCCCACCCGATGGCCCGGTGCGTACGAACATCATCGGCAAGGTGGACGAGGAGCAGGAAAGGCGTGCTGAGCGCAAGCGCGACTTCATGAACTGGCAGCTTACCGAACAAATCGAGGAATTCCGCGACGAGGAAGAGCAGATGCTCACCCAGTTGCCGCTCGGTGGCTCGCAGTACCTCAAGATGTACTACGACTCGCGCAAGAAGCGCCCGGTCGCCGAGTTCATCCCGATCGATAATGTCATCCTGCCTTTCTCTGCTGCAAACTTCTACACGGCGCAGCGTGCCACCGAAATGCAGGACATCACGCAGCAGGAATTCGAGTCGCGCATCGCGTCGGGCCTGTATCGTGACGTGAGCATCATGCGGGCGTCGATGGAGCCCGAGCCCACCGCGCCGGAGAAGGCCAACGACAAGATCGAAGGCAAATCCTGGCAGGACAATGTGGACGGCACGCGCCGCGTGTACCACGTGTACGTAATGCTCGAGGTCGAGGAGGACTCGTACTCCAAAGGCGAACTCGCGCCGTACATCCTGATGATCGACGAACTCGATACCGAGATTGTGGGCCTGTACCGCAACTGGGAAGAGGGCGACGATACTATGACCAAGCTCGACTGGATAGTCGAGTTCAAATTCATCCCGTGGCGAGGTGCATATGCGATTGGTCTTCCGCACCTTATTGGCGGTCTTTCTGCTGCCATTACTGGCGGTCTTCGTGCTTTGTTGGATACTGCGCATATTAATAACGCGGCCACAATGCTTAAGCTTAAAGGAGCGAAGATATCTGGCCAATCGCAGAATGTGGAGGTGACGCAGGTCACCGAGATTGAGGGTGCACCCGGCGTGGACGATATCCGCAAGATCGCCATGCCGATGCCTTTCAATCCGCCGAGCGAAGTGCTGTTCAAACTGGTTGGCTTCCTGACCGAGGCGGCAAAGGGCGTGGTGACGACCGCTGAGGAAAAGATCGCCGACGTGAGCGCGACGACCCCGGTGGGCACCGCCCAGGCGCTCATCGAGCAGGGCTCGAAGGTGTTCTCGGCCATTCACGCACGGTTGCACGACTCGCAGTCGCGCGTGCTCAAGATCCTGCAGCGCATCAACCGGTGGTATCTCGACGAGATGCACAAGGGCGATGTGGTCCAGGAACTCGACATAAAGCGCGAGGACTTCAATCGCAATTCGGACGTGATTCCGGTCTCGGACCCGCACATTTTCTCCGAGACGCAGCGCATGGCGCAGACCCAAGCGGTCATGGCCATGATGGACAAGTACCCGGATCTGTTCGACCGGCGTGCCGTGGTGCAGCGGGCACTTAAACAGATGAAGGTGCCGAACGTCCAGGAACTGATGCCCGCCACCGCCGAGCCGATGGAGATCAACGCAGCGGAGGAAAATGCGGCGATGGCGATCGGTCGCGCGGCGTTCGCGTACCCACACCAGAATCAGTTGGCGCACCTGCAGGCGCATTTGGATTTCGCGCTGAACCCGATGCTCGGCAGCAATCCGATCATCGCGCCGCAATTCCTGCCGCAAGCACTCGAGCACATCAAGCAGCATTTGATGCTGTGGTACATGGGCCACATGAATGGCTACGTCGAGGAGAGCCTGGGTCGTCCGGTGAAAGACTACGACATCGCGGGCATCACCGGTGAGGTCGATAAGCTCTTTGCACTGGCGTCGCAGCACACGATGATCGACGTCAAAGAAACGCTCACTAAGGTGCAGCCCGCGATCATCCAGATGGTCAAGGTCCTGCAGTCGCTCAAGCCGCAGCCCCCGATGGACGGCGCGGATCAGGTGATCCTGCAGACGAGCATGGCCGAGACCGAGCGCCGGAAGCTCAAGGATCAGGCTGACGCGATCCTGGGCGAGAAGCGTTTGACGCAGGACGCATTGCACAAGAATCGTCAGCAGCAAATTGACATCGCGCTCAACGCGTCGGATAATCTGACCGAGGAGCGGATAAAATCGGCAGAATTGTCGCACGATGCGCGGCGTCTGCAACAGGAGCAGCTTACCACTGCACTCACCGCGCAAGAAAGCGCACAGCGAGCACTAGGAGCTTAAATCATGGCATCCAATCAAGAGCAAATGGGCCAGAACGTGAACTACCACAAGCGGATCGCCATGGGCGCGTCGCTTGATGGCAGCACGCTCGGCAGCAAAGACGCCCCCAAGTCGTCGGCACCGGCTAAGTCCGGCACCGGCGCTCTGGCTCAAGCCAAGAAGAAATAATGCGTTACGTCAGCGACCTGATCGGTGCTATCAGGGACCGCCAAGCGACGATCGCGAAGTCACTGGTGTCGGGTAACGCCGTCACCTTTGAGGCCTACCAACGCCTAGTTGGACAGCACCAAGGGCTTGAAGAAGTCCTGGAAATCATAAACGACCTTTTAAAGGACCCTGACGATGAGTCAGATCGTAGAGCCGGTGGCTTCGAATGAAGCCGAATTGCGGGAAGCATTTCCCGCTGTCGATCCCGGTGCCCTCCCCGTAGGTGGCCGTATTCTCGTGCAATGGCGACGGACCAAGAAGACCGTAACCAGTGCCGGAATCGTTCTCGTCGAGGAGACCAAGGAAACCGAGAAGTGGAACAATCAGGTCGCGAAAGTGATCGCTCTTGGACCACTCGCTTTCAAGAAGCGCGACACACTGGAGCCGTGGCCGGAAGGCAACTGGGTGCAGGTGGGTGATTACGTGCGGATGCCCAAATGGGGCGGCGACCGGTGGGAAGTCATTTATGGCGACCCTCAACTGGGCGAAACCGCATTGTTCTCCGTGTTCAATGACCACGAAGTGATCGCAAAGGTCACTGGTGATCCCTTGAAGGTGAAGGCTTTCCTATGAACCAAGTCGAGAAGATGGAAATGCAGGTGGCTGAGGAGCAGGACGGCTCCGCAGTCGTGCAGATGCCACCGGGTGAAATGCCCGGAAGCGAGGAGGTCGATGTCAAGCGGGCATCGGCTGACGATCAATTGGACGATGACGACCACGACGATGGCGTCGACGACGGTATTCCGGACGTCGACCCGGAGCGCGAGGCGATTCGTCAGGCACGCCGCGAAGAGCGGCAGTTGAAGAAGAAACTCCAGAAGGCAAAGACCACCGAGTCGAACCACCTGATCCAGGCGCTCAAGCGTCAGAATGAGCAGATGGCCGAGCGTTTGGCGGTCCTGGAGAAGCGTACGGCGGGTTCCGACCTCGCCCGACTGGACAAGGCGATCGAGGACGGTCACCTGCGTTTGCAGTATGCCAAGTTGAAGCTCAAGGAGGCCGCTGAAATGGCCGACGGGGCGGCTTTGGCCGAGGCGAACGAGGCGTGGTATGAGGCCCGCCGTCAGGTCGAGTCCCTGGAAGCGCTGAAGAAAAAGGCCGTCGAGACCGACTCGACGCCCAAACACTCCGTGCCAAAGGCTCCGGACCCCCTCCTGAAGCAGCAAGCCTCCCGGTGGATGGATCGGAACAGGTGGTACGACCCCAACGGCGCGGACATGGACTCCCAGGTCGCGACCAAGATCGACGAGAAGCTCGTGGCCGAGGGTTGGGACCCGACGACCCCCGATTACTGGGACGAGCTTGACCGCCGATTGACAAAATATTTGCCGCACCGCTATAATGGTGGCAATGACGAATCAAATAGTCGGTCGTCAGACAGGAGACCCCGAACTGTGGTAACTGGCTCAGGACGCGAACAATCACCTTCGGCGAAGCCGGGGGAGTTCCGTCTGTCACCCGAGCGGGTGCGGGCCATTAAAGAAGCCGGTAAATGGGACAACATTTCCGAGCGTAACCGCATGATCAAGAAGTACGCGGAATATGACCGCGCCAACAAGCAATAAGGGGCTTCAAATGACACGTGATGACCGACTGAAAAAAGATCTTTCCGCAGGTGGCCGTGAGTCTCGCGCAACGCAAGACAGTTCACGCGGTTCGGCTACGGAGGAACTGGCGAGCGCGCAAGAACGTCGTAGGATGTTCAGATCGGAATGGATTCAAGAATCCCTTCCTACACCCCCGGCGATTCCGGGATTCCATGTATGTTGGCTTTCGACTACCAACGGGTACGACCCCATCCATAAGCGACTCCGCATGGGCTATCAGCCTGTGCAGATCGAAGAAGTGCCGGGCTTTGAGAACTACAAAGTTAAAGCCGGTGAGCACACTGGGTTCGTCGCCTGTAACGAGATGCTTCTGTACAAGATTCCTGAAGAAGTCTATCAGGACATCATGGCAGAACTGCACCACTACGCCCCTCAGGAAGAAGCGGACAAAATCCGCGTTCAGGCTGAACAGGCGGTTGGTCGCGACTCGAAGGGCAGGCCCCTGGGTATGATCGAAGGCGAAGGCATCTCGGAATTGGACAAGCCAAAGCCCGTCCCTGTATTCCAGTGACGGATATCTGAACCCATATGGAGTAAAAGCAAATGTCTGCTACCTCTGCTCCGTTTGGCCTGCGCCCCGCGTTCCATCCCTCTGGTCTGGACCGCGCTCAAGCGTTGGCTAACGGCATCCAAGCCGTCTCGACGAGCGGCAACGTTTCTGCTGGCTATGCCACCAACATCTTGAAGGGTCAGCCCGTCAAGATGGACACCGGTGGTTATATCGTCGTCGCCGCTGCCGGTGATGCGTTCCTCGGTGCCTTCGCTGGTGTCGAGTGGACGGATTCTACTGGCCGTCGTCGCGTCAGCAATTATTGGCCCGCGAATGAGTCCTTCCAAGTGGGCTCGGTGGTCGCGTATTTCTACAACGATCCCAACATCGTGTACGAAATTCAGACCGATGGTACCCTGACTCAGACCGCTATCGGTGCTGAGGCTGACCTGAGCAACACGACCAATGGTTCCACGACCACGGGTCTGTCTCAGGCCACGCTGTCCATCAGTGTTGTGGCATCGCCCAACACGGCGCAAATGCGCATCGTGGACATCGCTCCGTACCCCGACAACGCTTGGGGAGATAATTTCGTCATCGTCCGTGCAACCATCGCCGAATACCAATTCGCCGGTGTCGCCGGAACTGCACTGTAAAGGAGGGCATGAATCATGGCAGCCCCGATGAGAAGTACCGACTTCCGGAGCATCGTTGAGCCTATCCTCAATGAGTGCTTCGATGGCGTGTACGACCAACGTAAGGATGAGTGGTCCCGTGTCTTCCGCGAAGAGCAGGGCATCCCCCGTAACTACCACGAAGAGCCGGTCCTGTACGGATTTGGTGCCGCTCCTCAACTGCCTGATGGCACTCCGGTGGCCTATCAGCAGGGCGGCGTGCTGTTCCTCAAGCGCTATGTGTACCAAGTCTATGGCTTGGCCTTCGCGCTGACCAAGGTTCTGGTCGAGGACGGCGATCACATCCGTATCGGTCAGGTCTACGCCAAGCACCTTGCCCAGTCTCTGATTGAGACCAAGGAAACGCTGTCGGCTAACGTCCTGAACCGCGCCTTTAACAGCGCCTATCCCGGTGGTGATGGCGTGCAGTTGAACTCGGCTTCGCATCCGATCGTCAACGGCACCTTCAGCAACCTGCTGAGCACCGCTGCTAACCTGTCGCAGACCTCGCTTGAGCAAATGCTCATCCAGATCCGTCAGGCTGTGGATAACAACGGCAAGAAGATTCGTCTGGTGCCCCGCCAACTGGTGGTCGCTCCTGGCAACGTCTTCCAGGCCGAGGTGCTGCTGAAGTCGGTTCTGCGTGCCGGTACCGCCAACAACGACATCAACCCCGTGAAATCGATTGGTCTCCTGGACGAAGGCGCTGCCGTTCTGTCCCGTCTGACCAACGCCAACGCATGGTGGGTTCAGACCGACGCTCCCGAGGGCATGAAGCTCTTGATGCGCCGCGCTCTGGAGAAGACCATGGAAGGCGACTTCGAAACGGACTCGATGCGTTACAAGGCCACCGAGCGTTACGACGTGGGCTTCACTGATCCGCGTGCGATGTACGGTACCCCCGGCGTCTAAACCTAGAAGGGGCTTCGGCCCCTTCTCCAACTAGGAGCAAGACAATGGCACAAACGTACTTTGGCTCGACCGTCCGCACTGGCACGGATGCGCTGTCTGATACTGTTGACGGCGGCTTCGTCGTCACGGCTCAGACAACCACTGTGACCACGGTTGCGGCGGGCACGGCTGTTTCGTCTACCATCACCATCCCGGCGTACTCGCAGATCATTAATTTCTTTATTGACTGCACGACGCTTCCGGTGGTCGGTGGTGGCACCGCTACCACTGTTCCCATCACGATCGGCACCGCTGCTGCGGGTACCCAGTACCTGTCGGCTACGGACTGCATTTCTGGTGGTCGTGCTGCCCTCACCTTCACCGCCGCTCAACTGACGGCGATGTCGGATGTCAGCACCAACCAGAGCGTGGTGGTCACGGTGGATCCCAACGGCACCATCAGCACGACTCAGGGTGTGTACCGCCTCACGGTGGTCTACGCTCAGAAGGTCTAAGGAGGTCATCATGGGCCAATTCAAACCAATGGTCAAGATGATGACCACCGAGCCTTCGGTGGAGTTGAAGCTCAAGAAGGGTGGCAGCGCGACTCACGATCGCCTCCACAAAGAGGGAGCCAAGGAGGGCTTTAAGCCTGTAAAAAAGATGAACGGGGGAGTGATGGGCGCTTTATCCCGCACTCCCGCCCCAACTACTCCTATGGGCAATCTCCCCGCCGCTCGGGCAATGGCGGCTAAGCGTCCGATGCGTGCACCGGCTCTGCCGGGACGCAGCATGGCCGCAGCACCCGCTCGTCCGATGATGAAAAGCGGCGGCATGATGGAGGCGCTTGAGGCTCACGCCGACAAGCCCGCGTCGAAGGCTCACAAGGGCCTGAAGACTGGTGGCGTCGTCATGGGCCAGGGCGGCTTTAAGGATGGCGGTATCATCAAGTCGGATTTCCACAAGAAGACGACGAAGATGAGCACCGCTGAGGGCGAGAAGCATTTCCCCAAGCACACCGGCGAAGTCCGTATGGGCAACGACGGCGGCTACAAGCACGGCGGCAAGGCGGTGAAGAAATTCGCCAAAGGCGGCGGTGTCGAGGGCAATGTGTCTGGCACTCCTCCCGGCGTCACCAACACGACCACAGGCGAAGTCAAGAAGGGCAACGCCGGCGGTTACAAGAAGGGTGGTGCCGCAAAAAAAGCTTTTGCTACGGGGGGCGTAGTTGATACTGGGCGTCCCGTAGCAATGCCCCAAGGTAAGAAGCCACCAAGCAAGCCCGTCGCGATCTCCGAACTATCGGGGACCTTCAAGAAGGGCGGCAGGGTCTGCTGATCTAGCGGGGGCTTCGGCCCCCGCTTTTTTAGAGGATTGTTATGAAGGTCCAAACCGTATCCAAAACCGGTGTCGGTTCGAGTTCCACCTTGGTCATGAACACCAACATCACGCCATTCAACGTTGGCTTCGGGGTGATTGTGACCGGGACTGTCGACTATACGATTCAGCACACCTTTGACGACCCCTTCTCGGGGACGCCCACATGGTTCTCGCACCCAACGATCACTGGTGAGACCACCAATCAGGATGGCAATTACGCTTTCCCTGTCACTGGTATCAAAGTGCTCGTGAATTCCGGAACGGGAACGGCCACTCTGAAGCTCATTCAGGCGGGTATCTGACATGTCTTACGTTGGCTATGGTGGCGTCGCCAATCAGGTCAACACTACGGACGGCTTCGGCGATAACGTCAACGCCGTCAATCCCGTCGGCGGGGGCGTGGGTGAGGATGTTGGTGATGATGGGGTGGTTGATCTGTATGGTGCCACACCAGTCACCACGTTTTACATCCTTGATGAGACGAGTCCCGGCTATGTCCTGCAAGAGGACGACAGCAAGATCATACTGGAGAAGTCGTAATGGCTGACCAAAAAATCTCCGCGATGCCGTCGGCCCTAGCGCTTGACGGTACTGAATTAGTTCCCTTGGTGCAGAGTGGTGCCAACGTCAAGGCCACGCTTGCTACAATCAGGGCATTCGAGAACGCCTATGGCGCTTTCAGCGATAATACTGACCAGACCGGTAACATCGCGGCGGGCACCATTGTTACGATGAACACCATTGATGTGGCAGATGGTGTGACCTTGGTCAGCGGTAGCCGCATGACTGTCCCAAGCACCGGTGTCTACAATCTGCAGTTCAGCATTCAGTTCAAGAACACGAACAACGCTCAGGAAGACGCTACGATCTGGTTGCGCGTAAATGGCGTGGACCTGCCGAATTCCGCTACCCAGTACACCATCCCCGCTCGTAAGAGCGCCGGTATATTCGGGTATAACGTGGCAGCGCTGACGTTCATGTTGAATCTGAATGCCGCGCAGTATGTCGAGGTCGTGTGGGTACCCGCATCTACCACAGTAACCATCGAACATCTTCCGGCCAGTGTCTCGCCTGCGTATCCGGCGATTCCTTCCATCGTCGCTTGCATGCTGCAGGTGGCCTAAATGCCGCTGATCAAGAGCAAATCCGACAAGGCGTTCAAGGAGAATATCCGCGCGGAGGTCAAGGCGGGTAAGCCTGTAAAGCAAGCGGTCGCGATCGCGTACGACGTTCAACGGCGTGCAAAGGGCATGGCAGAAGGAGGTCTCTATGCCAATATCAATGCAAAGCGTGAAAGAATCGCTGAAGGATCTGGCGAAAAGATGCGCAAGCCGGGTCAGGCAGGTGCTCCAACGGATCAGGCCTTCAAAGACTCCGCCAAAACAGTCCGAATGAAGGACGGCGGGGTAAACCTTTCGATCGGTCGCGGAGAGAAGCTCTCTGTCAAAGAGGGCGCCGGATTGACCGAAAAGGGTCGAAAGAAATATAATGCGGCTACTGGCAGCGATCTGAAGGCTCCTCAACCGCAGGGAGGACCCCGCCGGGATTCTTTCTGTGCTAGAATGGGGCCAGTCGCGAAATCTAGTGAAAAAGGTAGCCGCGCTCGTGCTTCTATGAGGCGTTGGAATTGCCCCGGGTGGTGAGGTGATAAATGTCTTATTCGGGCACTGTAGGGACGACGGTAATCAGCGTACAGAAGCTGATTGATCATGGTGCCCGTCGCTGCGGCAAGTTGGCCGAGGAGCTAACCTCCGAGCAGGTGTTGTCGGCCCGCGAGAGCCTGTTCTTTTTGCTCATGAACCTGAGTAACATCGGGATTCAGTATTGGGCAATCGACAAAAAAGTCTTCGGACTCCAGGCGGACAAATACCAGTACAAGATGCCGCTCGGCACCATAGACGTGCTGAACGTCTTGTACCGCACGATGAATCGTCCGACGCCCAATTCTACGGGCGGTTACAGCACGAGTGCCGGTGGCGTGATCGCGAATGCTTTCGATAACAACATCAATACTTACACGCAGCAGACGAGCCCCAACGGGAATATCGCGATCAATTACGGCACGAACAATCCGATCTACGCGGGTTCCATCGGCATACTACCGTATGTCGCAGGAGGCGGTTCTGCCACTTGGTCGTTGATTCTTGAGTATTCCGTAGACGGGATTTCGTGGAACACGCTCAATGACCTGGGCGAGGTGGTGGTCACGGATGACGAATGGATCTGGACTGATATCGATCCAGGTCAGACTGTACAATACTACCGGGTTCGCGCGTATAACGGCACGACCTTGTCCCTGCGGGAATTCTACGTCGGAAACAATAGCCGCGAGATCCAGATGTCCCGATTGAACAGGGACGACTACACGAACCTCCCGAACAAGAATTTCACGGCCAATCAGCCATACCAGTTCTGGTTCGACCGCACAATCCCTCAGCCGCAGGTGTTCTTGTGGCCCACCCCTAGCGACCCCTTCATTCAGATGACGGTGTGGTATTCGCGTCAGATCATGGACGTGGGTTCTCTGAGTGACGAACTTGAAGTCCCGCAGCGGTGGTACGAAGCCACCGTGATGATGCTCGCCCACCGGATGTCCCTTGAACTCCCGCAGGTGCCTCTGGACCGCGTTCAATACCTCGAGGGTCAAGCTGAGAAGTTTCTGCAGCAAGCGGAGCAGGAAGAACGCGACAAGTCGCCAATCTACTGGGCTCCGAATCTGAGCGTGTACACGAAGTAATCATGCCCATCTTTCTTGACACTACTGGGCTAACATCTATCGCGATCGCGGTCTGCGATCGTTGCAAGATGAAGCGCCCTTTCGTGTCTTTGGGCTCCGATCCGAATTTTCCGGGTTTGAGGGTGTGCGATCAAGGGTGCCGAGATCAATTCGACCCGTATCGACTCCCGGCTCGAAAGACCGAACGAATCAATCTACGTTTCCCTCGTCCCGACGTGAGTGTTGCGGTCAATCCGAACGACATCATCACGACTGGTTACGGTGGTTACGTCCTGTCCACACAGACCAACGACCAGAATCCCGAGAACAACGGTAATCTGGACGGCATCGCGGTCACTCCGTCTTCCTCATAATGGCAAACGTAACCATTACACAGTTACCCGCTGCCGGTCCCATAACGGGAACGGAGTCGGTGCCTATTGTTCAGAACGGGGTGACGGTACAGACGACCACGGCGGCTATTGCTGCGTCGCCCTCGCAGTTCCAGACATTCCTGACGCTGAATTCGGAAGCCACTCTTCCGAATAGTCGTTACCTGTCTACGGGGCTCGGTCTGGGCCTCACGGATGGTGGAGCGCTATCTTACTACCGGATAACTCTCAACAGGGCCTCCGGAAGCCTCGAGAGTGCCTCCACGGGCATCATCGCGAAGGACACAGCCTCCTCCGTAGTCGCTCGGACGCTCCAGACGTCCGGGAATGGCCTCTCGGTGACCGACGGGAATGCCGTTTCGGGTAATCCGACATTCTCGCTGACTGGTCAAGTCCTCTCCCTGGCCAATGTGACGGGTCCTGGCCTTGTCGCGTTACCGAACAACGGCTCGGTGGTTCCTCGAATTCTCACCGGCACCACATCTGAAATCGATGTAGCCAATGGAACGGGTGCCCTGGGCAATCCGACCATTGGGATCGCCGACGACCCAGTTCTCCCTGGTACTGGCGCGGTCACGCTGCCCAAAGGAACCAACGCCCAGAAGCCCGGCGGCGTGACCGGCATGGTTCGCTACAACACGGACTTGGCGACGTTCGAGGGCTACACCTTGAGCGGGTGGAATCAGTTCGCCCTGACTGGTGGCGTTACCCTGATCAACACCGGCACCGGCTTGACGGGTGGCCCGATCACAACCTCGGGAACGATCTCAATTGCCAACACGGGCGTGACGGCGGCGACCTATGGTTCGGCCACTGAAGTCGCGCAGATTGCTGTCAACGCACAGGGCCAAATCACCAGTGCGAGCAACGTTGTCATTTCCGCAAGCGGTATTGGTGCTGTAGCGTCCGTATCTGGTACGGTCAACGAGATCACGGCAACCGGTACAACGAACGTCACGTTGTCCCTGCCGTCTTCGCTGACCTTCACCGGCAAGACGGTCACCAATGGCACCTTCAACTCCCCGACCCTGGTCACCCCTGCGTTGGGCACTCCTACTTCGGGAACGCTGACAAACGCTACCGGGCTGCCGATCTCCACCGGCGTTTCCGGCCTGGGGACGGGAGTTGCATCTGCCCTGGCGGTCAATGTCGGCACCGCCGGTGCATTCGTCGTCAACGGCGGGGCGCTCGGCACCCCCACTTCGGGAACGCTGACCAATGCCACGGGTTTGCCGATTTCCACTGGCGTATCCGGCCTGGGCACCGGAGTTGCCACGGCGCTCGGACTCAATGTCGGAACCGTTGGCTCTGTGGTGGTCAACGGAGGAGCCCTTGGAACGCCTTCCTCGGGGACTTTGACCAACGCCACTGGTCTACCTATCTCCACGGGCGTTAGCGGTCTGGGAGCGGGCATTGCGACCTTCCTGGCCACCCCGTCAAGCGCGAACCTCGCTGCGGCGGTCACGGACGAGACCGGTTCTGGATCTTTGGTCTTCGGCACGAGTCCCACGATTACGACGCCCGCGATCACTGGCGGCACGATCGACAACACGATCATCGGAGGAACTACCCCTGCTGCGGGCACGTTCACTTCGGTGACGATGACCTCCGGCACGATCACCACGGCTCCGGTCAGTGGCAACGACATCGTTAACAAGACGTATGCCGATTCGATCGCCTCGGGCATCAACTTCCACCAGTCCTGCGTCTACGCAACGACAACCGCACTGGCCGCGAACACCTACAACAACGGCACTGGAGGCGTCGGCGCGACGCTGACCGGGAACGTCAACGGTGCTCTGGTCATTGATGGCCACACCTTCGTCTCCCCGACTGATGTAGGCAAGCGGGTTCTGATCAAGAACGAAGGGAATGCTGCGTACAACGGCGTCTATACCGTCACGCAGACGGGTAGCGCCGGTGCTGTGTACATCCTGACCCGTGCGACCGACTTTGATACCGCGGGTTCTGGTGTTGACCAGATCGATCAGGGCGACTTCTTCCTGATCACCTCGGGTACGGCGAATGCCAATACTTCGTGGGTGCAGCAGACTCCGCTGCCAGTCACGGTTGGTACGACGGGAATCGTCTTCTCGCAGTTCGGTGCGCCGCTGACCTACTCAGCCGGGACTGGGCTGAATGAGTCCCCTGCCTACACCTTCAACATCGCCAACACTGGGGTGTCTTCCGGGTCTTATGGCAGCGCATCAAGCGTGCCGACGATCTCGGTCAACGCTCAGGGTCAGATCACCTCTGCGGTCAGCACCTCGATTGCGATTGCTGCATCTCAGGTAACTTCTGGGACTTTGGCGATCGCGCAGGGCGGTACGAACACCAACGCCACGCCAACTGCGGGAGGCGCGGTATACGGAACCGGCACGGCGTATGCGTTGACCGCTGCGGGAACTGCAGGTCAGGTATTAACATCAACCGGAGCAAGCGCCCCCGTATGGTCGGGCATCTCTGGCGGCACTTTCTGAGGAACCATCATGGCTCAAACCGGATACACCCCGATTCAGATCTACTACAGCACGACGACCACCAACGCTCCGTCGGCGGGTAACCTTCTGAGTGGTGAACTGGCCATCAACATCACTGATGGCAAGATGTTCTACAAGGACAACGGGGGCTCTGTACAAGTCATCGCCTGGAAGACCACCCCGACGACGGCAGGTGGTACGGGTCTGACCTCCTGGACCGCAGGTGACCTTCCGTACTACTCCACCGGCACGACGCTGACCAAACTCGGCATCGGCACCAACGGTCAAGTCCTGACCTCGACGGGAACGGCCCCTCAGTGGAGCACCCTGTCTGGTGTGGCGGTCACGACCTTCAGCGCAGGCACGACGGGCTTCACGCCCTCAACCGCCACCTCCGGCGCAGTCACCCTGGCAGGAACACTTGCCACCACGAACGGCGGCACGGGGCTGACATCGTTCACCGCAAACGGTGTTGTTTACGCATCGTCTAGCAGTGCGCTGACCACGGGGAGTGCGCTTGTCTTTGACGGCACTAACCTCGGCATTGGGACGACAAGTCCAACTGGTTGGGGAAGAACTGTTTCAGTTAGCAATACTTCAACTGACAGCGGCTTTACTTTTGAAGGTTCCACAAGAAAATGGGGTATTGGTGGTGGATTTACAGATGGGGCTTTACGCATCTATGACTTTACTGCTGCCACCGAGAGTATGCGTATCAGCGCCACGGGTGACGTGGGCATTGGGACGAGTTCGCCTGTTTATAAGTTGGATGTTTCTGGTTCTGTTATTCGCTTGAATAATTCAGGATCAACTGCTGATATTTTTCTAACTGATTCCGGAACTACAAACGGTCATGTCCGTCTTCGTGGCGAATCAAACGCCATGAAATTCATTACTGGTAATGGTATTTCAGCCACCCTTGACTCCTCCGGCAACCTCGGTCTGGGGGTGACGCCGAGTGCTTGGAGTTCTTTATGGTCTGCCGAGCAATTTGGTCAAGCAGGCTCTTTGTTTTCGTATAAATCAGGTTCTAACTACACCGTAATTTCTAATAACAGTTATGCCGCTGGAGGCAATTATCAAGGAACAGACGCAAGATATACAAACGACGGGTATGCAACTGCGTATGTCCAAAATAATAGTGGCCAACATTTGTGGTTAAACGCAGCCTCCGGCACGGCGGGTGTTGGTGTCACCTTCACGCAGGCGATGACGCTGGGGGCTGACGGAAATTTGCTTGTTGGTACTACTTCATCAACGTCTGGAATAAGACTAGATGTCCAAGGAGCAAGCGGAGCAAACTCCTATGTTCGCACAACAAGTGTTGGCAATAGTACAAGGTCTGGATTCCGTGCTTTTGGGAAAACGAGCGGTGGCGCAGATGTTCAATTAGATTTTATTGCATACGGTGATTCTCCAGAAGCGGGTCTAAATGTTGTAACCAATCATCCACTTACTTTTGCCACCAACAACACCGAACGCGCACGGATTACGTCGGGTGGGGATTTGTTGGTTGGGACTACGGATTCTGGGTCAGGAGCAACAGCAGCCAAACAAAGAATTATTGGTGCGGCTGCCAATAACTTGTATTTGGGAAGCACTTCTGCTGGAGGCTGGAGAATTACCTCAGACGCGCTAAATGATGGTGGCACTTTCTACCACATTAAATTTACTGAAAATGGCACTGAGCGAGGTTCTATTACTTCTAACGGCACAATAACTACCTACAACACCACCTCTGACTACCGCCTTAAAACCGTAATTGGCCCTGTGGCAAACGCAGGCCAGCGCATTGACGCACTCCAGCCTGTGGAGTACACATGGAACGCTGATGGCTCACGCACTCGCGGCTTCTTGGCTCACCAATTCCAAGAGGTATATGCAAGCAGCGTAAGCGGCACTAAAGACGCTGTGGACGCTGAAGGCAAGCCCGTGTACCAAGCCATGCAAGCAAGCACCTCTGAGGTCATTGCTGACCTTGTTGCAGAAATCCAATCTCTCCGCGCCCGTGTGGCGGCCCTGGAGAGCCAGGCATGATTACTCAAGAGCAGGCAAACCATCTTTTTGAATACAGAGATGGCAAGTTGTTTTGGAAAAACTCCAAAAGACCGTCATTCAATGGCAAAGAGGTTGGTTGCGATGACGGACAAGGGTACATCAAAGTTACTATTGACAAAAAACAATATCTTGCGCATCGCATCATTTATTTAATGCATCATGGTGAGATGCCTGAAATGATAGATCATGCTGATAGAAATGTGAAAAATAACTATATTGAAAATTTGAGGGCGGCAGACGCTACAAAAAATCGCATGAACGGAAGACATTGGCGGCCTGCTAAAAGTGGATGCAGAAATGTAAGCCTGCAAAAAGGAAGAAGCAAATTTTCTGTCTATATCAGGATACAAGGTAAAAGCACGTTTATCGGAAATTTTGATAACTTAGAGTTGGCCGACTTGGTTGCAACTGAAGCAAGATCAAAATATCACGGTGAGTTTGCTTTTAATGGTTAATGTAAAGTAAGAAAGGAACTGAACATGGCTACGACTATTACCTGGGTAATCTCTGCCCTTGATTGCATCCCTAGCACCCCCGAAGGTGCCGACTACGTTGTGACAGCGCACTGGCGCTGTAACGGCGCAGATGGCACCTACAACGGTACTGTCTACAGCACCTGCTCTTTCCCGGTGGTGCAGGGTTCTTCGTTTGTGCCCTACGCGCAGTTGACAGAGAATGAAGTTCTGGGCTGGTGTTGGGCAAACGGCGTGGACAAGGCTGCAACCGAAGCCGCCGTTGAGCAACAAATCCAGAACCAGATCACGCCGCCGGTAATTTCACCGCCACTTCCTTGGATCACCCCCGCAACCGCCTAATGGGCAAGCCACCGGCCCTTGACGGTGGCATCTTGAAGGAGAAACAGAATGGGCAACAACAAAGAACCCCAGACTGTCAGCATCGACGGCAAAGAGTACAACCTGGACGACTTCACGCAGGAGCAGAAGATGATGCTCGACCACTGCATGGACCTCGACCGGAAGATTGCCTCTTGCCAGTTCCAGTTCGACCAACTTCGCGTGGGTAAGGATGCGTTCCTGACCCTGCTGAAGAAGTCGCTCGAACAGCCCGAAAAGGCTGAGTAACAACCGGGGCTTCGGCCCCTCACTAATCTTTAGCGATCATGGAAGAGACAGTGGAGACCCGATTGTCCGTACACGAAGCGGTGTGCGCTCAACGCTATGAGGGCATCGAGAGGAACTTCAAAGAGGGAACTCGGCGCATGCGTAACATCGAGATCCTGCTGTACATCACTATCGCTGCGGTCTTCCTTGGCCCTGGCGTGGCGGCGCTGTTCCTGAAGAATCTATTGGGCCTGTAATGGAGCCGATCACCGGCATTCTTGCGGCAGTCTCAGCAGCGAATGCCGCGTTCGGCGCAGTCAAGAAACTTGTCGCCACTGGTCGCGAGATTCAAGATGTTGCCGGTCAGATTGGCAAATGGTACGGCGCCTTTGGGGATTTCAACCGCCTAGCCAACGAGAAGGCCAACAAGAAGCCCTCGGTCTTCAAGCGGCTGCTGCACGACGACAGCGTTGAGCAGGAAGCCTTGCAGATCACGATGCACAAGCAGGCGCTGATCAAGCAGGAGTACGAACTCAAGATTCTGATCGTCGCTCACTACGGTGAGAGCGTCTACAACGAGATGATCATGGAGCGCATCCGGCTGAAGAAGGAGCGCGAAAAGAAGGAGCGTGAGCACCGCCTGCGGCAGCAGGAGTTCATGCTCAACGTGAAGTACGGGGCAGGTATTGCCTTCGTGGCAACCGCCCTGATTGCGGTGGGCTACTACTTACTCGACAAGGTACAGCAATGAGTTTCAGGAAGCCGCCGGAAGGCGCAAGCCGTTCAGAAAGGGAGGCCCATGTCAAGGCTCTTGCTGCGGTTTCTATTAGCCTGCTTGCTCTACTCCTTGCTGTTACAAATTACTTTGCCGGACGGAACTCATCTGCAGTTCTCAACGGAACCATAGAGTCCAACAATCTGTGGGCGTGGTATCAGGCCAAGAATGTCCGGGCGACCATCTACGAGGTCACCAACAACGAGCAGAAGGCCACCAAGCAACGCGCCGACATGGACGAGATCATGGAGAAGGCCCGTGCTGCTGAAGCCAAGCGTGACGCTGCCAAGGCCAAGTCTTCCTACTACTCCTACTCCGGCATGGCGCTGCAACTTGCCATCGTCCTGTCCTCTGCCGCCATCTTGGCCGTCACCCTGAGCCTGTTCTACGCCTCCATCGGCGTGGGGGCGGTTGGGGTGCTTCTGTTCTTTTTTGCTCTAGGAGCCTGACATGGGTTGGTCAGACGTACTCAAGGCAGTCATCCCCATCGTCGTTGCCTGTCTTGCATGGCTCTTGGGTCAAGTGGCATCCTTCTCTGAGCGTCTGACCAAGATCGAAGGGCAGATGCCTGCCCTCATCACGAAGGAAGGCGTCCCGACTGATAGTCCCATCAGCGCAGAGCGCAGGGCCATCCTGAAGGAACAAATCTACAAGGACATCAACGACCTTCAGGTGAAGGTCAAACTCCTTGAAGAGCGCGAGAAATTCTTAAAAGGAGCCAAGTAATGCTGTCCTTGCTTTCCACCCTTGGGGGCTTGCTGCTCTCGGGCCTGCCCAAATTGCTCGAATACTTCCAGAACAAGGCAGACCAAGCCCATGAACTGAAGTTGGCTCAGGTTCAGACCGAGCGCGAACTGCAACTGGCCGCAGCAGGCTTTGCCGCCCAGGCCCGGATGGAGGAGATTCGCACCGAGCAAGTGGCGATGGAGACTGACGCCAGGATGACCGAGGCGGCTCTGGCGCACGACCAGAAGATCATGGACAAGGCTTCCCGGTGGGTGGTGAACTACACCGGCACCGTCCGTCCCACGGTTACTTACATCTTCGTCTTTGAGTTGGTGGCCATCAACGCCTTCATGGCGTGGTATCTGTGGAACCACCCGAATCTGATTCAGGGCATGGACGACATCATCCTGTACTCCGACCTGATCTTCTCTGCCGACGAGATGGCGATCCTCGGGGGCATCATCGGCTACTGGTTCGGTTCTCGCCAGTGGAGTAAGAAGTGAAACTGAGCAAGGCGGGCGAAGACCTCATGCACAAGTATGAGGGGTTTAGGAGTAAACCCTACCTTTGCCCTGCCCACATTTGGACGATTGGCTATGGCCACGTCCTGTACCAAGAGCAGATTAGGCTCCCGGTTATCCGCAAGGAAGGCTACACCGGGATGCTCCGCAACGAGTTCCCCCTGAAGCCGGAGGACAGCCGTGTCTGGACTAAGACGGAGATCGACGAACTATTCCGTAATGATGTCGGGACTTTTGAACGTGGTGTTCTTCGACTTGTTCCCGGCGTATCTGGCCGTCAAGGCTCTTTTGACGCTCTGGTCAGTTTTGCCTTTAATGCAGGGCTAGGCAATCTTCAGCGCAGTCAGATCAGGATGCGTGCCAACCGGGATGACTGGAGCGGGGCGGCTGATGCCTTTCGCCAGTGGACGATGGGCGGCGGCAAAGTCCTGCCGGGTCTGGTCAAGCGCCGGGAAGCCGAGGTTGCGTTGTTCCTGTCTTAGTTGACCATATACTTGAGTGGTGATATAATATGCGAAACCCACCTGAATCGAAAGGAGTTGTATGACTACCGCTGCGGTCATGACATACGACTCGTTGGTCGAAAACATCCGTACCTACCTTGAGCGCACGGATGCCGCTACCCTGGACAAGATCCCCCTTTTCATCATGCTCGCCGAGCAGGTGATCGCGGCTGATCTCAAGATCCTGGGTAGTATTACGGTCAATGCTAGCACGATGGTACAGGGCTCGAACGTTATCGACAAGCCCGCCCGGTGGCACAAGACCGTATCGATGAATGTCACGGTCAATGGCAAGCGTCAGCCGGTGCTCCTGCGTAAGTACGAGTATATCAGGAATTACTGGCCTGACCCCTCCGAGACTGACGTTCCGCTGTTCTACTGCGACTACGACTACACGCACTGGATGGTGGGTCCCACGCCAAATGCTGCGTACAATTTCGAGGTACTGTACTACGAGCGGGCTCAGCCGTTGGATTCCTCGAATCAGACCAACTGGTTCACGATCTACGCTCCCCAGGCTCTGCTCTATGGCTCGCTGCTGCAAGCCATGCCCTTCCTCAAAAACGACGACCGTATCCCGATCTGGCAAGCACAGTACGACCAGATCATCGCAGTGTTGAAGAACGAAGACAAACTGCGGATTGCTGATCGTCAAGCCATAGCGGTGGATACATGAGTTACAACAGTCCTTTCACCGGTACCGTCATTCAACCGACGGACGTTGCGTATCGAGCGGTCACGCTGACGGCCAACACCCAGTTGCAGTGGCCGATCAACGGCAACGCGACGGACGATTACGCCGCGCGTATCATGAACGTGACGGCCTCCTCTGCGGGGTTGTCGCTGTATATGCCGCCTGCGAACCAGACGTCGGTAGGTAACGACGCTCTGATCCGTAACGTCGGCGCGAACTCCTTCACCGTCAGGACCTTTGAGGGTAACAGCACGATCGTTACGATCGCGGCAGGAGAGACCAAGTACATATACATCACGGCCAATCCGAACGTGTATGGCACGTGGGGTAATATCGCGTTTGGCGTTGGTACCTCTGCTGCGGACGCCGCGACCCTGGCGGGCAATGGCCTTGTGGCGACGGGCGCTACGCTGAACCAGAGTCATCCGGCCCTGTCGCTGATCGCGTCGTACACTTTCGCTGCTACCGACCGCGCCCAGAATTACGTCTGGACTGGTGGTACCACGACCGCGACCCTGCCGACTGCCGCAACCGTCGGAAATAACTGGTTCCTGCTGTTCAAGAACAACGGGTCGGGAACGGTCACAATTAATACCACCGGTGGTCAGTTCATCGACGGAATCACTTCTAAGGCGTTCGCCCCGGGCGAATCCGCGATGATTCTGTGCACCGGCGTCGAGTACGTGACGGTCGGGTACGGGCAGAGTTCCGAATTTGCGTTCAACGTCTTGACGAAGCCGGTGACCGGTGGCGCGTACACGCTGACCGCCTCGGAAGCATCGAACACGATTCAGTTCTACACCGGCACGCTGTCCTCGAATGTGACGGTCACCTACCCGCCGGTGGTAAACCTGTACGTGATTTCGAACCAGACGAGTGCGGGTGGCTACACGCTGACGGTCACCACCGGCATTATCGGCGGCGCTGACGCGATCATCCCTTCCGGTGGTCAGGCGACCGTCATCTGCGACGGTATTAATTTCTACAACGCCAACACCACTCAGGCCGGCGCTACCGCTTTGAGCCTCGTGAACGGCTCGGCGGGTTCGCCTTCGCTTAACTTCGCATCTGAGACCAACACTGGCGTATACCGCCCCGGATTAGGTCGCTTCGGCATTTCGGTGCTCGGTAACCTGATCGTCGACACGACGGCCACTGGGATCGCCGTGACTGGTTCCGGCAATTTCACCTCCGGCATCTCAGGCGGGGCCTTCTGAAGTGACCAAGAAGGTATTCGCCCTCGATACCAAACCCGGCATTCAGCGGGATGGTACGACTTTTGACAAGCAGTATTATTCTGATGGTCAGTGGGTGCGATTTCAGCGTGGCCGCCCGCGCAAGATTGGTGGGTACAAGCAGATCGTAGACGACCTTGCGGGGCCGTCACGCGGCATCTATGTTGATCCGCGAAGCAGTTTCAACGATGTCTACAGCGGCTACAACAACGGGTTGCAGGTCATCCCGATCGACAATAACGGCGTCGGCTCCGGTATTACATTCCTGACGCTGAATAATTTCACGCCGAACAATCTGAATCTCTGGCAGTTCGACACATTCACGGACACGGCAGGGTCGGGGAACAAGATCCTCCTGGCACATCCGGGCCTGAACCTCCTGAATATCGACAACGAGGTCAACACCCCGGTGCTCGGTGGCGCGGTGTCGGGCACCACGATGTCGGCCATTGGTGTATTCACCCAGTCGGCGACCACGACCTCGGGTCTCCCTACGATCACCCTGTCCGCTGCGAACACCAATGTCGGCGTTGGTCAATTGGTGACGGGCACAGGCATTCCCGCGAGCACCACAGTCACAGCGGTGGTGGGCACCACAGTCACGCTGTCGAATAATGCCTCCGCGAGTGGTACGGTGACCCTGACCTTTGACAATCAGGTCGCAGTGTCTGGGGGCGTGGTTACGCTGCACCCGTATGTATTCGTCTATGGTAACAACGGTCTGATCAGAAACAGCGCCTCTGGCAATATCGACGACTGGGTGTCGGCTGAGGCGAACGAGGTGAACGTCGCCACCGGCAAGTTCATCCAGGCACTCCCGGTGCGCGGTGGTTCAAACTCCCCGTCAGGGCTGTTCTGGTCACTCGATTCTCTCGTGCGTGTAAGTTACGCCCCGACGAATATTGTGGTCGGTACCACGACGGTGACCCAATACTGGCGCTACGACATTATTTCGAGCCAGTCTTCGATCATGTCGAGCCAGTGTGTGATCGAGTACGACGGCATCTATTACTGGATCGGCACCGACCGGTTCTTGCTGTACAACGGCGTCGTCAAAGAGATCCCGAACGCGTTCAACCAGAACTACTTCTTCGATAATCTGAACTACTCGCAGCGCCAGAAGGTGTGGGCTACCAAGGTGCCCCGCTTCGGCGAGATCTGGTGGTTCTACCCGCGTGGCGACTCCACCGAGTGTAACGACGCGATCATTTACAACATCCGCGAGAATTGTTGGTACGACGCCGGTACGGCGGTCGGGTCACGCCGCTCGGCGGGTTTCTTCTCGCAGGTGTTCCGGTTCCCGATCTCTGCCGGTTGGGAGCCCAACGCTGTCGGTGGCGTCGACCTTTACACATTGACCAGTCCTGGCAGCGGCTACGTTAACGGTACTTACAGTTACGTTCCGGTGTCAGGTGGTGCCGGGACCGGAGCGACCGCCACCGTAATCGTGACCGGTGGTGTGGTGACCAGTTTCACGATTCAAGATCGGGGCGTCAATTACGCCGTCGGCAATACCCTGACGGTGGCGAACACGCACCTAGGCGGCACCGGCTCCGGTCTCGCCGTCACTGTGGACGCTACCGAGACTTACGTCTCGCTGTGGCAGCACGAGACTGGCACCGACGCGATTCGAGGAACCACACAACTGGCCGTCGAGAGTTATTTCACGACGAACGACCTGGGGTGGGTGTCTGGTGGTCCGTCGGAACCCGCTATGGTGGGCGAAAACCGGTGGTTGGACATCGAGCGTGTCGAACCCGACTTCTTGCTGTCGGGCAGCATGACGATGAATTTCCAGGCGAACCCGTACGCCCAGTCTGACACTGAGACGTCCTCAGATTACGTGTTCGGTGCGGATACGAATAAGATCGACGTCCGATTCCAGGGCCGCGAATTGCGGATCAGATTCACCTCGAACGAGGTGGGTGGCAATTACCAGTGTGGTCGAATCCTGCTCAACGGCTACTTCGGCGACGTGCGGGGTTACTGATGTCGACATTCTACGACCCTCGCTATCAGACATGGGACAATTGGGCTGCTCTCATGTGCGAGGCATACGCCGCACAGAATCTCGAGATACCAAACGGCGAGGACAATTGGAAGGGATGGGCGGCAGGATTCGTGGGCATCGACCTCTTCGCCCGCGACGGCATGCCGAATCCGTACCAGTACGACGACTGGCAGGAGTGGGCCATGGCCGTAACGAATACTCTCAGCACATCGGGTAGGTAAATGCGATTCATCGACGAATCAGATTACTATCAGTTCGATGAACAGGATTACCCGTCAGTTCCGTCGTCGCCTCTGCAATCTGCGGCTGCAAATACAGCGCCCGTAGTGGCGACGTCACCTCTGAGGACGGCATCGACCGAGAATGCTACCACTCTGACGTCTTTGTATCAAGATGTCCTGGGTCGGGCTCCTGACGAGGGCGGCTTTGGCTTCTGGCTCAACGCCATGAATGACCAAGGTTACACGCCTGAGATGGTTCGTCAGCAGTTTATGCAATCGCCTGAATATCAGGCTCGTCAAGCAACTACCACCGGGGCTCTTGCTCAGGCGGTATCCCCAACGCCCACCACGGCACCGACTCCCATTTCCGCAGCGCCCTCTGTAGGAGTTACCCCGAGCATTTCCCCCGCAGAGCGTGTTACCCCATCGACTCCTGCGGCAGAGGTCATGCCGCCGAGCCGACCTGTAGACCAGATACCTGATCGCGAAATCGTAGAACCAGAACCCGTTCGAGTCGCACCTAATCTTCTCCGCACTCCTGGTGGGACCTACATCAACGATTCGGGCTATCCGGTTGACACGGCAGAAGCTCAGAGAGTTATCTCCGGTGGTGCTGCCCCGGCTCCTGCTCCTGCTCCTGCACCCGCCCCGTCGCCTTCCTCCGCTCTCTCCCAAGCGGCATCCGCTTCTCCTCAGGCGCTCTTCACGACTTTGTTTGGTGCCGACCCAAGCATTGCTGATCAATTGAGGGCGAGTTATAACCAAGCGTTCAACCAGGGCGAAGGCTCCACCTTCTACGACGCCGGGATGCAGGTCGGCGAATACACCGTTCGGTCCATGCCGATCGGGTACGATTTCGCGGGCGAGCGCCAGGGTGGCGGATTCCAGGCCACCAAGACTGCGACGAACGACCGCAATCTGCCGCTTGAGACGACCTACACCTACGACGACAACGGAGCGATCACGGGTGCCGAGGTTCGTTATTTCACGGGCAGTGATAGTGGCGTCGCCATCCGTTTCGACGGCCAAGGTAACAAGATAGACGAGAGGGGCTTCGACTATTCGGAGTCCTGGAAGGGCGCTGTCGCTCCTTTGGTGTCGATGGCAGCGATGGCCTTCGCGGGGCCAGTCGCACAGACCCTCGGTGCCACCCTCGGAGGGGGTACCGCCACGCTCGCGTCGGAGATCGCGGCAAATGCTATCGTTCGCGGTGGCCTTGGTGCTGCCCAGGCGGGCCTGACCGGTGGCGACATATTGAAGGGTGCCTTGACCGGTGCAGCGACTGGAGCACTCGGCGCGGGTGGTGCGAGCCTCGCCAACACCGCCGCCGCTGAGACGCTGAATCTTACCGGAAGCCAGATCGCCGCTGATGCGGTGCGTGGTGCCGTGCAAAGCGGGCTGAATGCCATCCCCGGTGCCATCGTGTCCGGCGATCTCGGCGGGCTTGGACAGGCTCTTCTCACCGGTGCGGTGACCTCCGGCGTTGGTAGTGCTGCGGGGCAAGCGCTTTCCGGCACCGGCATCACCCAACAGCAAGTCACTTCCGGATTGGCACTGGCACAGCAATTGCAGTCTGGAAAGCCCAACATCTCCGCCATCGCTAACGCCGCAGCAGGACTCGTAAATAACCCGAATGCCACCGTCGCAGCGAAGGCTATCAGCTTGATGGATACCATCCAGAGGGCGGGTGGTAACCCGATGGCCCTCATGGGTATCATGGAGGCGGCGAATCAGTTATCGAACGCGGTGAATGCTGCGGAGCAAGCCGGTATCAAACGTCTACCCGGGACTGTCACCGGTCCTACGGTCTCCGTGACTGGTGGTGATCTGCAATCGGTTGGTTCTACGGACCTTGGGCTATCCACGTTCATCAACTCGATCAACACGCTCGGCGCGTCTACAGACGAGGCGTTGGCAGCGGCTAACGCGGCACTGGGCCGAGCCACCACAAATCTCGCCACGCAAGACGCGATCGAGAATGCATCCACCTTTGACAGTGCCTTCTCGCAAGCCCGCGCTGCATACGGCCCCGGTAAGACCTTCACGTGGCAAGGCAAAGAGTACAGCACTGACACCCGCACTGAGAACCCAACGCTCGCTGCGGCATCCGACGCTGCACGACAAACAGCAGTAGGGGCCGGTGCCGGACGCGGGACTAGCACTGGCATGACCGCCACCGAGGCGACGAATCTGGCCGGTGTCCCGCTCCGCACGACGTCGACCACTGGGACGACTAGTGGTGACGATACCGCCATCGATTATGGCTCTGCTGCCACCTCTATGCAGGGCACTCCACTAAGCGACGAATTCAAGCCGGTGGTGGCGGCCCCGCAGTGGATGAAGGATCACTTGCAGACCGGCGGTAACGTCGTACAGCAGGGCATCTCGAACATTCTGCAGTTGGTGGGCGAGCAGGGCTCCAGTCTGGTCACTGGCCTGGGTGGTCGAAATACTTTCGTCGATCGTGCTTTCACAGCGCTTGAGCACGCCGGCAAGTACATGGAGTTGCCGCAGGTCACCGAGGCCACACAGAACGTCCTGAACCGGGTCCAGAACACGGAAGGTCTCTTTAACAAGGGATTCGAATTTGTTAAGGCGGTTATCGATAACCCGTTGTCGCTTAACATGGTCCTGCGCGAAGTGGGGCAAGAAATCCTGCCAACTGCGGCAGCGGCGCGTGCCACCAAATTACTGGGTCTCGCTGCCGGGGTGACCACTGATGTTGGACTCAACTCGATCGAGTCGATCGGAGCCACATCCCGCGACAAATACCAGGAATATCTGCAAAAGGGGATGACACCGGAACAGGCAGACCGCGAGGCCGCTATCGATGGCTACATAGCGGGCGGTATCACCGCTGCCACTGCCGGTGTCGTGGACGCGGCTATCGCCAAACGGTTCGGAAATGCCATCGAATCATTGGTGGGTAGGAAGGTTGGAGCGGGGGCGACAGAGGCTCCCGTGGAGGGTTTCGAAGAATTCGTCATTGCCCTGGCCACGGGTGAAGACCTGAATTCCGCTCTTACGAAGTCCATCGTCGGTGCAGGTGTGAGCGGTAAGACCGCCAGTACAATCCAGACCTCAGCAGATGTCAACACTGCACTGGCGAATTCTTTCGCTAATCAGGGACTGATATCGATAGACGGTTCATACCGTCCCGATTCGGTGGTCAACACCAACATCTCTATTGGTACCGATGCTTCGGGCAATACGCTAACCCTCGGCGATCTGGTTAATGTCTCTCTTGCGAACGACAACTCATACCTGTCCACCACCGGCCAGATCGACGTCAATCAATTAATCTCGGATTACAGCCGTGAAGTGTTGGGCGGCGGGTTGATCGATACGTCTGGCATGACTGCAGACACCGTGCTTGGCACGAGTGCGTCGGGTACCCCGATCACGGCGGCGAGCCTCGGGTTGGTGGGTGGTGGTACGGCCCCGGGAGTGAAGGTAAACACCAACACCGGGACGGTGACTGATTCTACTGTGAATAACACCGGCGGCACGACCGTGACTGCCACGAATCAGAACACCGGAGCAACGAGCACCACCAACACCGACGCGTCGAACAACACGACCACGACTAGTTCGTCTAACCCTAACAACGGCACAGATACCGTCACCCAGACGAATAACAACACCGGCACTTCTACGAGCACCACTACCGACAACAACGCCGGTACCAGCACTGTCGTAACGAATGATCCGAACGCCGGGACGAAGGCTGAGACCGTCACAAATCAGAGCAACAATACTACGACCGAGAGTGTGACGAACACGAATACTGGGGTGACCAATTCCACCAGTACGAACGCCAATACCGGTGCCACTACCCAGACCACGACCAATACCAACACCGGGACGTCAACCTCGACTTCGACCGACCCGAGCACCGGTGCTACCACGAATTCTCAGACTAACAATAACACCGGTACGACGACTTCGACCGAGACGAACACGAATACTGGTACAACCACTTCGACCGAGACGAACACCAACACCGGAGTCAGCACCAGTACCGAGACCAACACGAATACCGGTACGACGACAAGCACGGAAACGAATACCAACACCGGCACCACGACATCGACTGAGACTAACAATAACACGGGCGTCACGACCACCACGCAGGTGGACCCCAACACCAATGTTACTACCACTACGCAAGTAGATCCGAATACAAACACGGTCACTACCACTCAGGTCGATCCGAATACGAATATTCAGACCACGACGGTCACCGACACGAACACCAATACTAGCACGACGGTCAACGTCGACGTGAACACTGGTGAACCGGTGGAAGGACCCACAAAGACCCTGAGTCCTATTCCCCCGGTCAAAGATGTGCCGCCTATGGACGTCACCCCGGAAGGGCCGGTCACGCCTCCGTCGGTAGACCCGATCACGACTCAAGTAACCAAGGTCACAGACAAGGCGATCAAGGCCGGTGCCACACCTACCCAGGCGACCCAGATCGCGATCGCCGAGGTCGCCGCCCGTACTGGGCGTCCCGAATCCGACATTAAAGAAACATGGCTCGGTGGAAGATTTATGAACAAGACTAGTCCATACGCTGCTCTGGCCGCTCTCTTCGGCTTGACCCCTGACGCACAAGAGGCCGAAGCCTTGTCCGCTCTGCAGCGGGCGTCCGGCGTAACCTCAGAGGAGCCCGGGTACTTCTCGTACGGCTCCGAGGCGTCGCCCGCCGACGTGATCGCCCCGTACCGGGCCGGTGGAACTGTACAGGGCCATGCCTCGGGTGGTAAAATTCTTTCGTCACCACTGATGGCAGCGGCAGGCGGCGATGTACCCCACAAAGGTTCGCATTATGTGCAGGGTGCCGGGGGCGGTCAAGACGATCTTATCCCCGCGAAACTGGCTGACGGCGAGTACGTCTTTGACGCGGAGATCGTGGCCGCGCTCGGCGACGGCTCTAACAAGGAGGGTGCCAAGAAGCTCGATGCAATGCGCGAATCAATCCGCAAGCACAAGCGTTCCGGCTCCTTGAAGTCGATCCCCCCACAAGCCAAATCGCCCCTGCAATACTTCAAAGAGGCTAACAAATGAGTCTGCTTCAAGGTGACCCGCTACCGAATATTACGACCACCAAGGACGTAAAGACCCTCGGTCCGGATTGGTATAACCAATACCTCCAAGATCTGTCTAAACCGGGTCAGGCCCTGATCGGGCAGACCGGTGAGCAACTGGTCTCGCCGATGACCGGTTTGCAGACTGGCGCACTCGCTGCGGCACCGTCTGATCTGGCTCGTTATGAAGACCTGATGAGACAGGCCGGCGAGACCGCGCAACTGGCCGCACAGGGCATCAGCCCCGAGTTGATCAAGACGTACATGAACCCCTACACTGGTGGTGTGGTGGACGAGATGGCACGTCTGCAGCAGCAGAATCTGCAGCGTAACTTGCTGCCAAGCCTCAAGAGCGCATTCGCCGGTACCGGTGGGTTCGGCTCGCGGCGCATGGCGGGCGCACTGGGCCAGATGGGTGCTGACGTCCAGGCGAATCTGCTCGGTCAGCAGCAAAAGGCTCTTGAGACTGGCTACAATAAGGCGCTCGACACCGCACTGGCTCAAGCCGGTCTGTACCGTCAAGCCGCCGAGACCCAGAGGGGCATTTCTACCGCTGACCTGGACACCGCGATCAAATCGCTTGAGGGGCAATACGGGCTTGGCAGCAAGGAGCAGCAATTCGAGCAGTCGAAGATCCTCGCTCCGGTCGCTGCTGCGAAGAGCGCCGCCGACGTGTACGCGAACCTCAAGGTGCCTACCACCGTGTCGGAGACTGCCGTTGGTCCGGTGCCCGGTGCCTACAGCACCTCGCCCTTGGCGCAAATCGCGGGCCTGGGCTCCCTGTTCGCTTCCGGCTCCGGCGGCACCAGTGCTGTTCAGGGGATCCTGAATATGTTCGGCCTCGGTGGCAGTGGAGGTGGCAGCGGTGGCGGTCTCCAATTCCTCGGAGGCGGCGGCAGCGGCGGCAGTAGTGGCGGTATCACTTACAATTCGGACGGCAGCTATACCACCTCCAGTGGGGACATAGTTCGTCCGGGTGACTACGGCGGTTAATAATCATGGCAGAATCCACTGAAGACAGCGGCTACAGCCCGCTCCTGGCTAGGATGCTGAAGGTGGACCCGAATCAAATCGGGTCTATCTCCTTGTCCGCTCTCGGTAGACAGGCCATGGGCGCGGATAGCGAGGCGTATCAGAAGGCAAAGGCTGAGGTAGACTCTGCGCGTACTGCGATGGTGAGCGCGTTGCAGGACCGCAAGAGTCGAATTGATCCGTCGATGTTGGCTCTGGCTCAGGGATTCCTCGCCCCCACCCGCACCGGCTCATTTGGTGAATCGCTAGGTTCTGCGGCGGGTGCCTACTCTAAGGCGCAACAGGCCGAGGAGGATCGTGCCGCCAGGATCGCGCAGATGCGCTATGAACTGGCTCGCGCGGCGATGGGCGAAGAGACCCAGGCGGCGCAACTAGGCCTGTCGGTGGCCTCGAAGCTCTCACCTAAGCTCACCGCATACCAACAGCAGGTGCAGTCGGAGGGCATCGACCCCCGCTCGCCCGAGGGCATCAACCGGGTCAAGGAACTTCTCGCGGGTGACAAGGCCACACCCGAGATGAAGATGTTCGCGGCTCAGACCGGGACTTCGCTGACTGACCCGGCCTTCGCGGCCAAATTCCGTCAGTACGAAGAGACCAAGGGTCTCCGCGATATCGCCGCGCGTCTGAATCTAAATCTGACCGACCCCAACCAACTCGCTCGGGCACAGCAGGAAGCACAGCGCGAGGCCTTCCGGCGCGAAAATCCCGAGGTGGCCAAGAAACTGCAGCAGTTCGGTGGCGACCCGCTCAACCCGAAGGATCTGGCCCGCGCTCAGCAGGAAATGCAGACGGATGTGGGTCTGGAGCGCCAGAGTAAGGTCACTTCGATAGCGCAACAGCAAGCCCAGACTATCCGAACCCGGCAGGAGATCGATGAACACATCCGACAGGGAGACGTCAACGCAATCGCCCAGACCGCGCAGGAGGCGGGGATACCAATCGATCCCAAAGTCCAGTTCACCGGACTTAACAAGAAAGAAATCGCAACCAAGCGCACAGAGCAAGCAAGAGAAGCGGACAAGTACATCAACGAGAAGATCGCTCCGCATATCTCTGGTATCGACGATGATCTCAACGACCTTCGTCGCGCCCTGGCATTGAACGCCGAGATCCGCACCGGCTACACCTACGGTGTGGGCATGGGTGTTGGCGAAGCCGCTAAACTGCTGTCCGGCGACCGCGCCAAGATCAGTGAGTTCGACTCTATCGCTGCCCGTGCCGCCAAGCAGAATCGGATCCCCGGTGACTCCAACGTGTCGAATGCTGACATGGCGTGGATGCGACTGGGCACGTTCAGTTCGGACAAGGAGCCCATCACCAACGAGAACATCATCAAGTTCCAGTTGGCGCAGCGGCAGCGTGACCGGGACTTCCACGACTACATCCAGAAGTACGCCGCGATCAACGGTGCGGTGACTCCCCACGCCCAGGCTCAGTGGCGCAGGTACCTGGAAGCGAACCCAATCACGACGCGTGACGCGAGCGGTAAGATCGTGCTGAATCCGAATCGCATGACGTATCAGCAGTATTTCAGTATGCCTCGCGTCCGTGTTGACGCCCAAGGCCGGGAGACTCAGTGATGCCAATCGAACGCGTGATCGGAGGGGTGATCTATGAATTCCCTGATGGTACTTCTGAAGCCACAATCCGGAAGTTCGAGGCCCAAAAGACTGGCGGCGCTGCTGCTCCCTCCGCAGCCCCGGCTCAACCCTCAGCGTCCCGCCCTAGACCCTTCTCCACCGGTGCCGGTAGCCAATTCCTGCAAGGCCTGACGTTCGGCTTCTCGGACGAGGCAATCGCGGGTCTGCGTTCGGCGATGGGTCAGGGTAAGTACGAAGATCTGGTCAAGGCTGAGCGCGAGGCATTGCGCAAATACGGTGAGCAACACCCGGTGATCGGGACCACCGCCGAGATCGTGGGCGGCATAGCCCCCGCAGTGGTGACAGGCGGTGCGTCATTAATCCCAGGACTCGGTCGGACTCTGGCTTCGACGGTCGGTCCTCGAGCCGCACAATTGCTTCTGGGTACTCAACCCACCATTGGTCGCATGGCCGCAACTGGTGCGGGGGCCGGTGCCGCCACCGCCGTGGGTACATCCGAGAAGTCCCTGATGGAACAGCCCGCCGAGGCTGCGAAAGGGGCCGTGGCCGGTGCCGCCGTGACAGGCACACTCGGTGTGGCCGGCAAATACATCATGGCTCCGGCGTTCCGCAGGGTCAAGCAAGCCATGGGGTTCGGCGATGCGAACAAAGCCGCTGACATCGCGATAGCCCGGGCACTGGAGAAGGACGGCCTGACACCGGATCAAGCCGCCGCAAAGATCGCTGCCGTTCAACGTGGCGAGATGACACTGGCCGACCTGGGCGAGAACACCGCAGCACTCCTGCGCCACGCGTCTGCCGCGCCGGGTGAGGCACGTCGTGTAACGAAGGCCGAACTCGCAGGGCGTGAAATGGAGCGGGTGCCCCGCGTGACGGAAGACCTGCGCACGTTGATGTCCGGATCGAAGGATTTCTACACCGATATTCAGGACCTGATCAAGAAGCGCTCGAAGGACGCAAACGCCCTGTACGACGCGGCGTACTCCGCAGCGCCTTCTTTCTCCGCGCAGACCGCACCAGACATCGCCCGACTGCGTAACCTGCCGAGCTTCCAAGAGGCCATGAAGAAAGGCGCGAAACGCATGGCCGATCTGGACCTCGACATCGCCGACCCGAAGAACACGTTGCGGGCGCTGCACGAGACCAAGATCGCACTCGACGACATGATCGACACCGCAGTGCGGGCCGGCGAGGGCAATCAGGCACGCACGCTGATCAGCATGAAGAATCGACTGCTCAAAGACATGGAGAGCGCGTCGCCCGAGTACAAGATCGCCCGCCAGACGTACGCCGGTGATATGGAGATGCAGACCGCGATGCAGGAAGGGCAGCGCGTGTACCAGTTGCCCGAACTCGAGATGCGCAAGCTCATCGACCGGTTCAAGGATTCCCCGAGCGAGTACGACGCTTTCCGCGCCGGTATCGCCCAGTCGATGCTCGACCGACTGCGTGCCGGTGGCCCGTCGGCAGATCCGGTCAAAACGGTGTTCCCGCGCGGGGTCGAGGATAAACTGCGCCGCGCCTTCCGCGACGACGAAGCCTTTGACGCATTCAAGACCCGACTGGCTGAAGAGCAGACGATGCTCGGCACCGAGAAGGCCGCATTCCGTCGCACGCCTTTGGATACCGACCTGGATCAGGGCGCGGGCGGGGTCGGTGCCGCCACGAGCCTGCTCGCCGGTCGTCCGATGACCGCCGGGATGGAGGCGTTGCGTGCCCGGTTCCCGAATGTGGTAGGCATGCCCCCGGCGATCGCCACCCCCACTGCTCAGAAACTGTTAGCGCCCGCTAACAAGACCGACGAGGTGTTGGGTAGCATCATGCAGTCGCTGAAACAGCAGGAACAGGAACTGCTCGCCGCGACCGGTGCTGTGGGTGCCGGATCGGCCCTTATGGGTGGTCTCGCTGCCGCCCGACCGGTTCAGCAGCAGTATCCGGAAGAGAGCCTGAACCAACCCGGCCTGCCGCCGATGCCCTCCGGAGCCTCTCCGTTGGGCTCTCTGAAGCCTTAAGCTATATATATAGCTCCCACCACTCCGGGGCTCTTCTCGGGCCTCGGAGGGCTTCTCTGCATTCATGCGCGTACACGAGAGTAATCCTGAATAGCCCTGAGTGGGGTCAGGAGGGTGGTGGACGTCTGGAGAATACCCCGATATTAGGGAGAACCCTAATGCTGTTACATCGAGATGGAACGGAGATGTAACAGACCATAGGCTCAGAGGCCGCGTCGGACGCGGGCTCTGACAGTGTGTTACATTGTAGTACCCGTTCCACCTACTACCCCCCATATTCCGGTTTCCGAACCAGAACTCGACCCCCGCGTACGCATGTAACAATGTAACAGAGGGCCTGTTCTTCGATTGGGAGAGGGTGTTACATCTGTGTTACATCACGGTGGAACGGTGTAACAATGTCGGGGGTTGAAGCCCCGAGCGAGGCGTGGTATGATTACATCACCACCGGGGAGCCGGTGTCAATCCATAGCCTAGAATAGAGGGATCATGACGAGTTTAGTACAGGACTTTGCGGGCCTGTTCGCCGGTAATCTGAGGTCTTACGGCCAGTGGGACCCCGCGACAGGGAACATGACGACAGTGAAAGCCGAGATACCTCTCTCGGCCTACGAGGATCATATAGAGGGCAGGATGGGCCTGGGGGTGGTGCCGATTACCGACGGCGGCACCTGCGTGTTCGGGGCGATCGACATCGACAAGCACGACACGCCTGAGGACATCGACTTCAAGTCGCTTGCGGACAAGATCAAAGAGTACCGACTGCCCCTGGTGATGTGCCGCACCAAGCGCGGCGGGGCGCACCTGTACGTGTTCGGATCGGAGTTCCTCCCGGCCAAGCAGGTGCAGCGCATCCTGGCTTCGTGGCGCGACATGCTCAAGATCCCGTACAAGACCGAGATCTTCCCGAAGCAGGACTCGCTCGTGACAGCGGGAGGCGAGAAGGCGCTCGGTAACTGGATCAATCTGTGCTATTTTGACGTGGCCGACACCAAGCGGTACGCGTTCGACGAGAACGGCGAGCGGATGACGTTCGAGTTATTCGTGCAGTACGCCCAGTCCAAGCGGATCAGCGCGGCAGAATTGGCCGAGTTCACGCAGCGTGAGCATCTGGAGGCACCGCCCTGCGTGCAAAAGATGATCCACACTGGGGTGGAGTCTGGTGCCCGTAACGACGCCATGTACAACGTGGTGATCTACCTCAAGCGTGCGCGGCCCGAGACGTTCTTCGACGACGCGATGGTGTTGAACAAGACGATGTTCGACAAGCCGTTACCACCGTCCGAGGCCAAGAAGGTGATCCGGTCGGCGTCCAGACGGGATTACCTGTACAAATGCGCGGAGGAGCCCTGCAAGTCGCTGTGCGACCGTAAGGTGTGTGTCACGCGCGAGTTCGGCATCTCGATGGACGAGAAAAAGGAACTGGACGCGCACGACTCGCTGCCGCAGTTCACCGACCTCATCGAGTACCAGTCCGACCCGCCACGGTGGGGGCTACACGTCAACGGCACACTGATCAGCAATATCCCGACGGTGGTGCTGCGCGACCCGGCGGCGATGGGTACACTCATCTTCGAGAAGCTCAAGATCAATATTCCGAAGATCAGCCAGGACTCATGGCGCAAGCGAATCCTCGACCCTCTAGTGCCGAATCTGCGCGTGATCGAGGTGCCAAAGGAGGCGAGCGCGTCGGGCGTGATTCAGGCCAAGTTCGCCGAATTCGTGCAAAAGGCGAACCTCGACTCAGACGGCACCAACACTGAGGAGCGGAAGGCGCTGCTGCGGAATATCCCAGTGGTGCAAGTGATGAACGGCGTGCGCTGCGTGGTGTTCAGGGGCACCGCATTCTCCGAGTTCCTCAAGCGTAACAAGGCCGAGGTGATGACGGGCATGGACCTGTGGATCGCGCTGCGGCGTGACTGCGGCGCGGATCACGACAAGATGCGGATACCGGGCGGCAAGGTCATAAACGTTTGGTACGCCCCGATAACCGAGGATTATGAGGTGAGTGCTGATGAGCCCGAATTCAAGTCAGAATTCTAATGTCTCCATTTCGTATGACAGCAAGACGGGTCGATATGTTATCGTCACTCCTGCATGGATGGTCGACAAGGTTCGCCAAATTCCCAATCGCCGTTGGGATTCTCGTCGTCGAGTGTGGACGGCTCCTGCTCTTCGTGCTAACAGCCGCTACTTGCTCGATTCTTTTCCTGCTGACGTATTCAGCGATGAAGCTCGCCAGATTGCGCATTCTTCTCTGGAGCGTACTCGAGCAAGAGAGATAGCGAATTTCCCGTCCCGGTACCGGTTCAAGACCGACCCACGTCCGTATCAGGTCAAGGCGCTCGATCACGCGTGGGGGAAGGCCACCTACGCGTTCTACATGGACATGGGCACCGGCAAGACCAAGACGTCACTGGACCTGTTCTGCGGGTACTACCAGGATGCTAAGGTCGAGCGGGTTCTAGTGGTGACCAAGTTCAGCACGCGAAAGAACTGGGAGCGCGAGATCGGCATTCACTGTCCGGTGGAGACCGACGTGCTAGTACTCGACACTGGTAAGCCCAAGGCGTTCGAGGAGTGGAATTCGACGGTGGATGGCCGGCTAAAGTTCCTAATCGTCGGCACCGAGTCGCTCGCTGCGGGCAACGCGATCCACCTTGCGCGAAAGTTCGTCGATTCGAGCGTGCGGGTCGGCATGATCGTGGACGAGGCGCACATGATCAAGAACCACTCGGCGGTACGCAGCAAGAACTGCGTGAGCCTGGGCAGGTCGGCGAATTACAAGGTCATCATGACCGGCACGCCGGTGGCGAATGGCCCGATGGACGTGTTCATGCAGTTCGAGTTCCTCGACCCGAACATCATCGGGATTGGGGATTTCTACTCATTCCGCAACCGTTACGCGATCATGGGCGGCTATGAGGACAAGCAGATCGTAGGATACCAGAATCTGGAAGAACTGATCGAATTGATCAGCCCTTTCGTGTATCAGGTGCGCAAGTCGGAGGTGCTGACCGAACTGCCGCCGAAGGTGTATGAGATTCGAGAAGTGCAGTTAACCGATGAACAGAAGCGACTCTATAAAGACATTGCTAAACGTGACCAGACAGTATCTGGGGATCAAGGAATCACCGTCAAGACCGTACTCGAAAGGATGCTCCGGCTCCAGGAGATCGCCGGTGGCGTCATCACATTCGAGCGCAATCCCGACATGTTCAACCCCGACAAATTCGAGCACTGCCGAATCCCCGGTAGGAACCCCAAGGTAGAGGAACTGCTCGCGATCGCCGAAGAGAACGAGGTCAGCACGATCGTATGGTGCCGGTTCCTGGAAGAGATTCGGATGGTGTCGGCGGCGCTGCGTGAGAGATACGGCGACCACGCGGTCGTCGAGATTCACGGCGGCGTGAACGAGGCGCAGCGGGACTACAACGTGCAGAATCTGTTCCAGACGGGTAAGGCGCGATTTCTGGTGGGCAACGCTGCCACGGGTGGTGTGGGCCTGAACATGACGAAGGCCGAACTCGTGGTGTATTACTCGAACTCTTTCTCGTTCACCGACCGCGAGCAGTCAGAGGACCGTGCACACCGGATTGGTCAGACCAAGAGCGTGACTTACATCGACATCATCGCCGAGGGCACGGTGGATGGCCTGATCGTGGAAGCGCTTAAGTCCAAGAAGGACGTGTCGGAATTCGTGCGCACTACCATCAATTCGGTAAACGACAGGGCATTCCTGGGTGGTCTCGCCTAGGTTATAATGAGCACATCAGTTAATAGAGGAGAATATGGACCGACCTAAAGTGTTCGTCACGCACGAAGTGCCGACGGCTAATTACGCACCCGCCGAGGAATGGGGTGAAGTCACGTTCCTGTCGGTGGCCGAGATCTCGGGCGTGCCGAATTCCTTGCACAATCGCAAGCTCATCGCGGCCATCCGTGACCGCATGAAGGAGTTCGACCCCAAGCGGGATTACATCGCCCCGAGCGGATCACCCATCATCACCGGTATCGTGTTCGCTATCGCACGAGAGAAGACGACGATCTTCAACGTGCTGAAGTGGAACTCGCGTGATTCGGCGTATACCTGCGCCACCATT